ATGACGAGGAAAAAACGGAGTTTAATCGTCGAAGAAGACCTAAGCGGATTATTTTTGGGAAGCATTGTCGATACTAATCCGGTCAGTCCTGCGAACAGTACACCGGTCACTCGACCGAAAAGGCGTTCGATCGAACAGGCGCTTAAAATTATTACGCAGCAAATGGAAGTCAGTGGATATCGCGAACGAACAATCAGTGACTACAATATCCACGTCAGACATTTCGCCAAATCCACGCGAATAGAATTCGTCGAAGAAATCACCGCAGAAAGTCTATACGTATGGCTTTCGAGTATGAACGTCAGCAATCAAACGAAATTGACGCGCTTAAAATGCGTTAAGGCGTTCTTAACGCGCTGTATGGATAACGGCTGGATTACGCAAAGGTTTTGGAAAACCGTCAACGTAAAAGTCGACACGAACGTTAAGGAAGGCGCAACAGAGCACGAGGTAGGCGTATTGCTTTCGTTGCTCGACTTAAATGATTTCGTTCAATTGCGCGATGCGACGGCGGCGTTGTTGATGTTTAAGACAGGCATTCGTATACATACGATTGTGCATCTCGAAACGAAACACGTTGATTTTAAAACGCAGCAGTTACGCATAGATGGCGAAATAGTGAAAAACGGCCGGCAAGTCTATTTGCCATTCGGCGACACATTGGCGAAAATGCTGGCGGTGCTGATCAGGCAAAACGAAAAAATTAGGCGCGAGTATAAAGTACAGAACGATTATGTATTTATAACGAAGCGCGGAACAATAACGGCGACAAGTCCGTCGAATAATAATATTCAAAAACGGCTGAACAAATACGCGAAGGAATACGGATTGCGCAATATAAATCCGCATGCGTTGCGCCGTGGTTTTGCGAAGTCGCTGCTCGATAAAGGCGCGAACATTGCCGTCATTTCTAATGCGTTGGGGCATAGCGATTTAGGCGTGACATCGCGCTATTTACATTTAGATAAGGAAGAAGTCGCCGAGAAATTGCGGAGATTTTTATAACGAAAGTTGAGCGTCCATTGCGGGCGCTTATTTTTTTTTGCGTAAAAGTGTACGGAATTACAATTCGTGTGGATAGGATATTGTGAAGCGCAAGTAACACGGAAAAATATTTTGCGTAATTCCTGCGCGATGTTGATTCGGTGTCCTTATTATTAATTAAGAACGTCATACACGACGTAAAATCTACGCAACTATTACTATAACTTATCGGAGGTGATAACGAATGTCTAACGCATATATTCGCACCGGAGAATTGCGCGACGGCTTTACGATGATGTATCACGAAGTATTCGACTTATATCATCCGTACATCGGCGACAAGGCAACGTTATATTATTTGTATCTATTACGCTATCGAAATCATGAGGCGGAAAAAGATACGTTCGGGAAATCGTGGAATGGGCGTACCAACGTCGTTGAGAAATTCCAGCTAAGTTATTCGACGCTGCCGATTATTGATGCGGTGTTGGAGGCGGTTGGGTTAATTGCAATCGAGTATAAGTCGGTCGGGCGAGGAAAGGATAAAATAATTTACGTCGTGAATGATCCGATGGATAGGCAGCGATTCCGTGCGAAAGAAGAATCTATAAAAGAAAAATTAAAACAAGTAATAGAAAAACACACAAATATCGGGAAGCTACTCGGTAAAGAAGAAGGCATCAAACTACTAGCATGAAGTTAATCTCTTTTGTTGTGTAGATTATTATCTCTTGTAGCGTTAATGAAAAAGATAAATATAAAAAGACTTATTTAAAAAGAATTAATACATTGCACCAAATAGAAAATCACTATTTGTTGCGAGTCTTATATTGCATTAGGTTGATAACGCAAATATTTTATATGCAAAGAGGAGTGAGTTGAAATAACTAGTGAGTATTTAATTGATGTTAGTCGATGGTCCGTTGATTGCTGGAAGAATGACAAAGAACTTTATAATCGATGTTACAAATTATTTGGAAACTTACCTAATAGAACTCCTGGTGTTTACTACATCTACGAAAATGATGAATTAATGTATATAGGATGTTCTGTAAACTTTATCGCTAGATTAACAGAGCATTTAGTTAGAAACACTAATTCAGCGGAATATATAAACAATGCAACAACTATTAAATGTGTAGTTATAGAAGATCAATTCGAAAGAGAACTACGTGAATATATGGATATTAAAAATTTGAAGCCGAAGTACAATAAACGATTACCTTATAAAAGTGTTATTATGCGAAATGCACCAGAAAATTTTATTTGGGAGGAATCGAAATGACCAACGTAAAACCAACGCTACCACGCGAAGCAGCCAACGCAATCGAATCTCTACGAAATGAGGGACGAGGAAACTTCATGATTATGCGTCAAGTATACGAAGCAGTCTTTAACGAAGAGTTATTAACATTAAAACGCTATGCATTCGAAGGCGAACACGGAGGCACACCCGACTTACTCATGAGCGCATTAATCAACGGATACGAAGTCGAGCAGTCGCCCGAAGATAAATTGCGCGAGTATTATAACGAATTAATTCATCGTAGAGTGACGCTCCATACTCCGAGTGGTTATGCACAAGGCGGCGAAATTACTGGTGTGAATAAAACGTTAAAGATACTCGGAATCACAATAGATGGTATCAACGCATAACAGGCGCATTTAGACGCATTAAATCGCAAGGAATATAATAAGTCTCGGCGGTTAATAAAGCCCGTAGGAGGCGCTAAAACACGTAGTAAAGGGGCGGTAAAATGACAAACTTTAACGGAACAACTTTTCGCGTAGGAGCAGTCGATTACACAGTCGAAGTCATTGCGAAATTAGCTGATCGACATGGACTCGGCGGGCAAGTCGTTTATAGCGATACGCATATTCAAATGGACGAAGGTTTAAGTCCGTCGCGTATGAACGAAGTATTATTGCACGAATTAACACACGCTATGTTTTACGAAGCTGGGTTCGACGATCATGCGGAAGATACCGTAAATAGAATTGCGAAAGTCCTGCACGGAATGTTGCGCGATAATGATTTCGGATTTTTGCGAGAGGATTGCGAGTGTCCACAGTGCGGATACCAAATCAGCGAAACGGAGGGAGTGGAATAGTGGCACGTAAACCAACGAAATCTACAACGTTAAAACAACTCGACGATATATTAAAACGTTGCGCAAGGATATCCGAAGCACGTTACGTAACGCCGACGATTCATCCCGGCTTTCGACTCGTAACAGCAATCGATATTCACACACCGCAGGGCACACGCGAATTTACAATAACGAATAATCCGGACCCGGACTTCGACTTATCGAAAGCGGTCAACGAATATTTAGATGAATTGGAGGCGAAGCAGAATGAACGTACCTATTGAAGTTATTCGTAACGGAAATACGGAAAAATACATTGAAATTGAACGGGAATTATTATCGCTTCGTAAATTAACCGATCAGCAAATACGATATTACAACGAAGCTATTCGAAATATTTACGAATTGTCGGGGACGAACGGTCGTCAACGATTTCCGTATCTATGGCATTCCGATGAGTTTCCAAATCAATGGCGAGAGGCGATGGCGATTGAAAAGTGGACGCAACAACTAATCGAATCAGCGGGCTTACTTGCGGAATATGAATTGAAGCGAAAGAGATTAATCGCAGAAAGGAGCGCATTGGGATGTTAACAACGGAACAACTCAACGCAATAAAAGAACGCGCGGAAAAGGCGACGGCTGGTCCGTGGGAAGTCCGTAAGTGGTCCGTCCCTACTAACGATCAATTCTTCGTTAGACAATCCGGCGAATCTGAAACGAAGGAAATCGCAACTGCATGGCAAGGTGTTCGTTATCCTAGAATGCCAGAAATTTGCGGAGAAGAAGCGAAATCAAACGCTATTTTTATCGCACATTCAAGAACGGATATCCCAGCGCTCATTGCCGAAGTTGAACGGTTACAAAAGGAAAATGCATTTCGACAAAAATTAGTTGCAATCCTTTCGAGGGATATACGGAATGGGGAATTATTGCGAGGTGGCGCCAATGACTAAACCGAAATTACCGCCCGCAACGGACTGGCGCGCTCGCAATATCGCCGACTGGAACGTTAGCACCTTCATCGCATTTATTGCCGAAACGACTGCCGAACGCTACAACGCGGAGTATCAGCCGGGCGGTCGAGGCGCTAAGTCGACGCGGTGGGCGCGCGAACGTGGCATGCTGAAACAGGCGCAAGGGCGTTACGGCAATGCAGTGTTGCGGCGATTCATCGAAATATGCTGGGCGGAATACCGCACGAACAAGCCGGACGAATATCCGTACCCTTCCGTAACTTTTATGTTCGGATGGATGGACCGTAATTGGTTGGTGGCACAGTCGGCGGTGGCGAGGGAACAGCGCGAGGCGGAAACGGCACAGCAATCGCAGATTAGCGAAGATTGGTGGTGAGGCGGAATGACTACGAAGGAGTATATCGTGAAATTTTGTATAGGATTTGCGGTAGGAATGATAGCGGCACTCACTATAGTTGGCGGATTATTATGGAAATAAAACGGAGGAGGTAAACGCATGAAACAATTTCGCACAGTAAAACGCAGGGCTAAAGTAGGCGAGTGCATATTGATTACGAATAAATACGATTGGGAACATCGATATAAAAACGGAAGTGTAGGCGAAGTTTTTGGAGTAGACGTATTGAGTGTGTTTGTTCAGTTCGCTGGAGTAAACGCTGGGGTGGATCATTGTGAATACGAAGTTATTATCGATGAAGTTAATCCGAAGGAGGAAAACGAAATGAATATCGAGAATATTGCGGATCAACAATTAATGGCGGTAGTGACAACCGTGGGTGCTGTTTATTCTACGTACGGAGACTTTGCTAGGGCTAGCGGATATCCCGAAGCGATTCATCCGAATAAGTTACGAGAAAACAACGTAGTGAAATTACTTGCGAAAGGTAAGCACGAAAGGGAAAATCGAATTTTATACGTTGTTGAAACGGAAGACGGAACGAAACAAATTATCGGCGAGAATGGATTGCGCATATTGGCTACGAAGCAACTAACGGAATACTCATACGAAGAGTTATTGGACGCAATCAAGGCGAAGGCACAGGCGGAAGTGAAGCCGAAATTACCTTGGCGAGAAGTGTCAGACGGATTGTTGGCGAGAGTTAATTCGCATAGAACACCGCAGCAACAACGAGATGATATTATCGAAAAGGCAAAGCGCGATGTGGCGGAGTTAGAAAAAAGCGCCACCAGCGGAAACTTTTTGAATGACTGCCCCGCGCTAAAGGGTATCGGGCATGTCAATGTTAAGTTCGTCGTTAATCATAATAAACGTACAGTCGTTGCGTTGTTGTTTATGCGGTATGTTCCGGTAAGGAAAGCCAAGTTAAAAGGAATCGCCAAGTGTGCGCCGACCGACTGCTTTAACGTTCATATTGGGCGTGCAATAGCGTTGCGCCGTGCGTTAGGACTCGAAGTGCCGAGCGGATATTTGAACGCGCCACAGCCGACAGAAGTGCGAGTGGGAGACGTAATTCGTGGAAAATACGCAGGCGAAGGGGAAGGAACTTACGACTTAACGATCAAGAGTATCGGAACAAGTAAGTATTCGTATGCAGAAGGCGGGTTCGATTACATTAATGATGCCGAATTGACTATTATCGACGACAGCCGCGAAGGAGAGTGAGCGCATTGACGTTAAATAGACGTCTAAAACTCGAAACAAATAAAACGTATGACGGTTGGGATTGGACGATGGATGGGCGATTCGATGAACCGCGCGTAAAAGGACGTGATAAACAAATGCGATCGAAACATCAGCGCACAATAGAAAAACGAATTACTCGAAAGGAGGCACGGAACTATGACGAAGAATAACCACGCAAGCAAATGCGTACTTTCCGACCGTTGCACCGTCGCGAACGGTAAATCGTGCAATTTCCAGTGCCCGCATTTCATCGCGACGAACAGCCGATTGCGAGCGAGCGGAGTGCCGGCAGATTATCGATTGGTGACGGTAGCAAATTCGCCAGCCCGTGCGAGTCAGCCCGCGGTGTATAAATCGGTGGATGCATACGTAGGAACATTCGAACGGCAATTCGAAGACGTGACTGGCGACCGCATAAAATCGCTTTATCTTTACAGCGCAAGTCCTGGCACGGGCAAAACGACGACAGCAAGCGCGATCTTGAACGAATATTTAACGCAACATTATATCGGCAGTTTGCAGCGTAGTAGGCAAGCGTTGCAGCAGCCAGCTTATATGCTCGATGTCAACGCCTGGCAGACGTTGTTCAACGAGTTTAACCGTAGCAACATTCCGGCCGATATTGGCGAAGAAGCAAGCCGGCAGTATTATCGCCAAATGCAAGCGGCTAAGAATGCGCCGTTCGCAGTGCTCGACGATATTGGTGTCCGCAATGCAACCGAGGCCTTTCGGGGCGATTTACATGCGGTGATTAATGCGCGTGTGACGAACGGATTGCCGACCGTGTACACTTCGAACTTGCCACTAGCGGAAATGGAGCGAGTATTTGACGCAAGACTTTACGACAGAATGCGCGATCAATGTGCCGAGTTGGTGTTCGTTGCTGGTTCGAAAAGAGGGATGCGAAAGTGAAGAACGGGGATATCAAAGTAGGCGACAAATTAATCGCGGTGGATTGGTGCGGTTTCCCCGACGGAACAACGAAGGGAAAGACATACACAGTTACGCAAGTTCATCCGTCACATAGCCAACTAATATTCAAAATAATAAACGATGATGGGCGTGAGGTGTTTACGATTTCCACAACGTTCAGAAAGGAGTCCGTCGAATGACCAAGGATATAGTGTTTGAACGAAAATGCTTAATACAATTCGCGATTCAAACTGGATTGGGAGTCGGCGAAACCTTCCGTCATAGAAAAGAAGTAATTGATTCGTTCACATATAGTCGTATTGCAGTCGAAGTAAGTCTCAACGAATTATTAAACGCTATAGCTACAACGATAAGGAGGCGACCGAATGACTAACGAATATCAACCGCAATTTAACTTCGGCGATTTGGTCCGTGTCGCTGGCTACTGGCCGCAAGTATTCGTCGTAGATGGTCGGCGCAAAGAACATTACGAATATCCCGACGAAGAATGGACCGAAATGGTATACGAATTGCACGGAGCATTTACGTTGGAATGGCTCGAAGCAGACGTCGAAGATTTAACGTTAGTTGCACCGGCAGCCAACGCGGATGAATATTTAACCACGGTCGGACAGCCGACGATTGACTTGACGGATTACATGTCGCCATTGACCGAAAGAGAAAGCGAGATTATTGACCGAGAGTTTAATAGAGGAATGGAGGAGATGCGCATGCTGTACGGAAAACAACCGAAGGAACCACGCAAGCCGACCGCAAGGGAATTGTCAGCGCAGGAAGCGGAAAGGCGCAAGGAGGCACGAAAGCAACGCGCCGACGAAATCGATAACTTGCTGGATATTGCGAACTGGAATCGTAAGAAGTTCGCGGAGACTGGCGAACAGGAGTATGCGGAGAAGATTGCGGAAGTGGAAGCGGAATTGAAGAAGATAACGGAAGGGGCTGGCGAATAAATGGGCTTAGATTATTATAATTGCGAAATATGCAACGAGATATTTGTGGATGCGGGGTATTATGGACATTGTGGTGGTTGTGAAGCAACTCTTTGCGGAAGTTGTTACGATAATATGCGAAAAGAATACGGAGAGTTAGGCGAAGAACATGAACGGGCAGATTGGTTCGGAGAAGAAGCGCCAAATTGCTGCGATATATGTAGCGGTAAAGTAATCGACGAGGGTGAATTTGTATTATTTTTAATCGGTAAAATCGGAAAGACGCGCGAAGATTTAGAAACGGAATACCGCAATAAACTAGCCGAAAAGGGGTGAACGCATGAGTCAACACGCAAATCTATTATTCTCGAAAATCATCGACGAAAATAACCCGCAAGCACTCGTTAAATACGGCATCACCGAACGCGACCTGGCAACGGACGGCGAGCGGGCAACCTATCGATTCATTCGCGATTATGTAGAAAAAAACGGGCAGGTTCCGTCATACGCAACTGTGACGGCGCAATGCCCATCGTTTATGCACACGCCAATGGTCAGCGATCCATACGAATACCTTGCGAAACAAATTAAAAGCCAAAGCGCAAAAAATTTCGTTGTCGACTTGGTCAATAGCGGAAAGCTAGCGGACTTACTCGAGAATACGCCGGACGGAAACGAAGCGCTAAAGTTGTTGCAAGACGAGCTGGCATCGGCTATAATTAGTACGAACGTACGTTCGAAAGTAGGAACGGACGTGAAAGCCGATAGCGACAAGTTTTTAGCGGAAATGGACCGCAGAAAAGCCGGCGAATCGTTCAAAGTATGGAAGTCGAAATTTCCGTTCATTAACGAAACAATTGGCGGATACATTGCGGGCAACTTATACGTGCCTTACGGAAAGTCGGGGCGCGGCAAATCCGTCATTACGCTCGAAGAAGTGCTCGAAGCTGCAACGCAAGGTGCTAACGTGTTGATATGGGCGATGGAAATGGGTTGGTATGAAGTGCTCGTGCGTATTTACGTAAGTTTATCCGCAAGACGTGGTCTTGTCGAAGTAACCACGGAAGATATGCCGGATATATTGCCGAACGGGTTTAATATGGCGGCTGGCTTCGACTCTACGCAAGTACGTTACGGAAAATTGAGCGATGAATTCGACGTGGCATTCCGAGCGTTCGTCGAACAATTAAACGATAGCATTCCCGGCAATATAATCGTACGTGCCGTTGATGATGACGATTTCAGCAACCGCACGCTCGGCGCATTAGAAGCGGACATACTTGCGACAAATGCAGACGTGGTTATGGTCGATCCGTTTTATTATCTCGATTACGAGAAGAATACGTCACGAACAACCGGAGGCGATGCGGCTGCTACGTCGGAAAAATTGCGTAGGCTTGCCGGTAAGACACAAACGGTTATATTTGCGATAACACAGGCGGACGAGACGACGCAGAATGAAGACGAAGAAGGCAATCGCGAATTGGAACTACCGCAAAGGAAAGACGTGGCGAAAACGAAACAATTGCTGCAGGATGCGTATTTGCTAATCGGAGTGGATACCGACTATAAACAATGCCACGGAATCATCGGGTTGAATAAAGGGCGCGACGGTGGCGAAGGGGTGTATCGCGAAATCGTATATATTCCGCAAGTTGGTATCGTTAGGGAGCCCGAGACAGGACCGGAAGCAGCAGAGCAATTTAATTATTTTTAGGAGACAGTGTAAATGGAAAAGAAGGTTTGCAAAAGATGCGGGCGAGAATACCCGGACAGAAAGGTAGTTAGTTATTATTGCAGGGCATGCGAGGTAGTCGTACGTTATGAGAACAAGTTGAAAAATAAGAAGTAGATAACTAATTATGATGTAGGAAAGGAGGTCGGATAGGTGGAAAACATTTCTATTTATATCTGTAAAGTTTGTGATAGTCACTTTGGTTTATTCTTCAATTGGAGTGATATTGACAGTGAAATAAACATTTCTAGCTGTTGTGTCTGTGGAAGTAAAGATGTTCAATTTGTAAGAGACAGAGAACTAAAGTACTAGTTAACAGTTCGAAACCAAAATTCGACAATATTCGCTATTACGAACATTTCTATTGCGTACATGCGTACTGTTATTGTAAGATATTATTACAAGTTTATTACAAAGGAGGCGGTATAATTGGCGGAGGTATATATACGCAATCAACCGGTTGACATTGACGTACGTACGGAACTCGAGCAATTCGCATGGACTCGACCGAATTGGTCCAGCGACAAGTTAATCGCAGCAAGTCCTTTTCGCTATGATCGAACGCCTAGCTTTTTCGTGCGGCTCGAACAACACGGCGACTATCCGGCGGGCACCTTCCACGACAGTGGCGCCTATGACAACGAATGGTCCAGCGGCGGCCTTGTAAAATTACTCGCATTTCTGCGCAACGAAACGGCGGAAGAAACGGAAGACTATTTATTGGCGGAATATGCTCCGTTTGCTGCCAGCGAAAATGCGCCGATTCAATTGCGCAAAATACACGTAAAGCCCCAGCGTATTAGGCAAGCGTTGGGTTCCGATTACCTGGCGCAATACACCGAGGATTATTCGTACTTAGAGTCGCGCGGAATTGGAGCGAACTTCCAATCGGAAATAGGAATAAAGTACGATGCGAAAAGTCATGCGGTCGTGATACCGTGGAGACAAGCGGACGGCCGACTTGCGAACGTAAAGTATCGCCAAACACGCGGCAAGGTGTTTTGGTATGCGAAAGGAGCGTGGCCAATCCGTGAGCTGCTATTCGGAATCGACCGAGTAGGCAAGACCGCATTAATTTGCGAGGCAGAGATTGATGCGTTAAGTTGGCGCGTTGCTGGCTACGATGCGCTGGCGACTGGCGGGGCAAGTTTTAACGAGTTTAAGCGCGATTTAATTTTAACGTCGCCGATTCGCGAATTGTTGATCGCAACAGATAACGATAAGGCTGGCGAAAAGTTGCGAGCGGAAATAGAACAGGCGTTAAAAGGGCGAGTGCGAATTGGGCATGTGCGAGTGGACCAGCGGGCGAAAGACGCGAATGAGGCGTTGATGAAGTTCGGAGTGGCTTCGTTGAGGGATGCGGTTGCTCGGGCGGAAGGTCGTAGTTCTTTGTACGTGAATTTGAGTACATTGCGCCTCGGGTAAGTAATGTTTTAATTCGCTTACCCTTCCGTGTCGCTTGATTCGTCGTCGACCCATTCGTAAAGTTCTTCGATGGAGCAGTTGAATACATCGGCAAATAGTTTCGCGGTATCGACCATCATTATGTAGCGCAAGTTTTCGTAATCCGATACGCGGGACTTACCCATGCCGACTAGTTCGCCGAGTTGTGTTTGCGTTAGTTTTCTACGCTTACGATAGTCGCCGATCAAGCACCTTCCGACCCGTTTCGTGGCGCTTCACCTCGTATTTATGTATTAATTTAATCTTCTAAACTAATTTCAACTATATCCTGTATTTTTACCTTTAAAACCTTGCATAGTTCATCTACTTTAGTAAGGGATATAGATTCACCGCGATTAATCTTAGCAATTGTAGTTGGATGTAAAGGTTTATTCCTTAAGTCACTGATGACTAAATTTCTATCCTTTAAGGTTTTAAATAATGGTTCATAACTAATCATCCTACACCTCCTATAATTTTTTGGACAAAAATGTTCACATATATGAACATTTATAGTATACTATAAATATAACAGATATTAGTAATTATTTCTACCTAACTAGGTAATTTAAAACAAAGGAGACAAACAAATATGCCACTTCGTCGACTCTTATTATCAGAAATGGAACGCAGTACATATGATATTAATTCTACAGAGTTAGCAGCAAATATTAATGTTCATCATAGTACTTTTTCGAAGTTTTTTAACTATAAAAGTGATTTATCCTTCTATAATGTATTAAAATCATTTAAATTTCTGAATCCAAATAACGAGCAAAAGTTAATGAACAAAGCGATAGAAATTTTTATTGCAGAGAGACAGCAACAAAACACAAGGCTTTCGCTTGAGTATTTATCTATTAATGGTTTGTTGGATGAGTTAGAAAAAACATTAATGACTATGGATACCTCAAACACAACCTGTAAAGAATGGCATCAAGTGTACAGTGTATCTCATAAATTTCAAACTCAAGAATTATCAATTAAAGATATGGAAAATAAAATAAATAATCTAAAGGTAAAATCATATGACATGGTTATTTTTAAAAAGATATTAGTGGCATACTTATACTATAAGAAAGGATATTATAAAAGAGTTCTCGAAATGTCTGTAGAAATAACTGCAAATTTAGAAAGTAAAAAAATGAATGAATATTTAAAAGAAACATTCCAATTAAGATTGAATGAGATTTTAGCTAATGTTTATCTTTTCGCTAAAGGTGAAGAGAAGAAAGCAAGGTTTTTCTTAAATTCGTTAATTCTTTCTCCATTAACTTGCGCGAGATTTAACTTTTTCGCTTATTATAATATGAGCCTTTCGTATTTCTTTGAAGATTACGAAACGGCCGTGAAATACTTAGATGAATATGTCGGTTATTTACAAGAGTATGGTCTTGAGGAGAAATTGACTTATGTTAAGGAAAATGACTATCCTTTTTTACGTACTTTTTGGGGAGTAAATACAGAAACCGAGATTAAAGATTCAGCTAAGATTGAACAAGCGCATTTTTATGCTAAGACGGGTGAGACAGATTTGGCTTTAACGATATTAGACAGCATAGATGATAAGTGTGATCCATTCTTTGAGTGCTATAAAGGGTTGGCGTTAGGATCGACTGATTATTTAGTTCAGTCTATAGGTAAATTGATAAATTCAGGCAATAAACTATTCGCTAAACTTCCTTTAAGTTACCTTGATGATTCACATAAACAAATCGTTTCTCCGTTATTAAGCAGCTTGAATATTATTTAGGGAGGAAGATCGTTTGAAAAAGGTAGCAGCATTATTATTAGTATTCTCAATTATTATTGGAGTATCGTCTCCAACAGTTTCAGCAGAGGAACAACAAGAACCTTCATCGCAGGAAGAAACCGGACAGTTAGAGTCGGGAGTAATTTCTCCTATGTATATTCCTGGTGGTGGTGGAGGTATCGGAGGAGGCTGATAAACCACCCAAACAAATATCGAAGTCAATTGTCCAATTCCCCATTGGACTTTTTTTATGTTCACTTATGTGAACTATTTTCAGAAAATAAAATCAGTCACAATTTAAGGGAATTAAAGGAAATTGTTGTAATATAACGGTAAGAAGAAAATATTTAAAAAGATTTAAAAAATCTGCGCGAATCTTTATGAGCAACCTTATTATTATATGTAAATGAGAGGGGAGTATTAAATTGGATAAAAACGAAAAATTAAATAAGTTGGTTAATTCCTATCAAGAAACACGATGCGATATTATCTTTGGCGAGATATATAGTATCGTTTCAGCGGAATGGAAAGGGCTTCGTTCGGTAGCAAAGTCGATACGATCAGACGAACACGAAACGTTAGCAATATATGAAGATACTCTGTTACGATGCATCGAAGTGTATGATGGAAGAGGAAACTTTACGAATTTGTTAAAACGAAGTATTTGGCGAGCAAGACGCGATGTTTACTTAAAAAACGGAAATCGCTTGAAGAACGAAATTCACCAACTCGAATCGGATGACGGAAAGTTATTCGAAATCAAAGACGAATCATCAAACATAGAAATTAGCGATATTAAAGAAGCCGACCAGTTGGCGCTGATCGACTCCTTGCTGAAAGACGCGGACGAATTAACTATTGGCGTAGTTAAAACGTTCTTGAAACATCCGAAACCTACACCGACGGCAATCGGTAAAAGCTTAGGACTGCATCATTCAACGGTTATTCGCAAACTCGAACGCCTGGCGGGCAAATTCGATTCTAAACAATACGGTTCACACCGCGATTATTTAGTTGCGCTTTAATTTAGTGGACTACACGGCACTTAGGCACTGTGTCGTGTGGCATGCCACGATATTTATTATACACGAAAGTCAAAATTTTAGTAACTATTGACTATAGTGTAATGATAACAATTTTCGACAAATTCCGCAAGAGGGAACGGAGGTTCGCATTATTATGAAACGTAAATCAAACTCGGCATACCAGCCGTCTACTAATAAATATGCCCGATTATTCGGCGATAAAACCTATTTAGCGAAAAAATTTCAACGAATTGCACAAGATCCGGTACGCCTATACGAAGGTTCCGTAGGCGAGCGCGACTATCCGGTAGTAAAGGCGGTGCGGCTCGGATGAACTTTTTCGCCCTATTATTCGCAATCGCAACGGTATGGAAGGCGGCTGGCAGCGATGAAAACTAACGTAATCGATTTAGCGAAGTTAAAAGCGCAACTCAGACGCAAAGAAATCGAAGCACAATACGTTGCGTTTTACGGAAATGGATATTCGAAGGTTGGCGCGGCGAAATAAGTTCGCCCGCCAGTCGGAGAGTACGAAGACAGTCGTTTAGTAAAGTTGTCGCCAAGCTGCCGCAATTAATTGCCGGTTTGGTTTCGGCTGTAGAGATTCGTGCTTTGCGACGGGCGTGGTAAATTCGCTCGAAAATATCGTGCGCGATGGGTAGGCGCATGAGGTCGACTCCGCGTCGGCTAAACCGTCAAATTACCTTGCGAAGGTTACTACGTAGAATTTGGCGGTTCAGCGGGCGCGGGAATAAGCCAGCGTTCGACTTAAGTCGAAAGACGAACAAAGCGAAAGGGAGCGATTTAATGAGTCAATTCAAATTTGGAATGGACGCAATCGAAGAAACAAACGCAAGCGGAGGCGGTTCAACTGGCGGTGGTGAATTCGCAAAACTACCGAGCGGTACATCGCTGAAAGTAAAATTAACCGGCTTGGATAATATCATGCGTTACTATGGTTATGGCGTGTATAAACGGGTAAATACTTTCATCGCAAAGAATCCGTCAGACCGCAACGAAAAAGGTTTTGTCGAAGCAAATCACACGCCGTGGGACTTAGCGTCAAAGTATTACTACGACAAGGCTTACGAAATGGTTAAAGACGTAACGGACGAGGACGAAATCAAAGCGATTAAAGAATCGAAAGCGTATAAAGACCTTAGCACGGAAGGCTATAAGTATTCCGGAAAAGCTCGATTCGCTATTGGGTTTATCGACATTGAAGTCGGTAAGGAAATACTGCTCGACTTTACCGCAAAGCAATTTAATGAAGCGATTAAACCTTCGCTTGTTAAGTTCGACGGAAAGAAGGATAAAGTTGCGTTTGAAATATCGAAGCAAGGTAGCGGAACGAAGACAGCAATTTCGCTAATGCCAGTGCTTGATATGGACGATGATCTGACTGACAAGGAACGCGCAAACTTCGAAAAATTCGTCGGCAAGGAATTCAACGTTAAATTATTCGAAGGCTTACTGTTCGAAGCAGACGAAAAGACACAAACGGAAAACTTGGTCGCAGCGGGCTTTGATATTTCGCTGATCGGCTTAACGGTTGGTGCAGGCGCGCAGGCAAGCGAAAATGAAGGCGCGGAAGACCCAACGAAAGCATTTTAAACGGAGGTGATTGCGGATGAAAGTATTGGGATATATCGGAATGATTATTGCCGTATTGGCTGTAGCATTCGGAGTTGACGCGTTAATTGCTTGGTTCGTTATGTGGGCGGTCGGTTTCGTTTTCGGATATGATATCGGCTTTTGGCAAGCGTTTGTAGCTATATTACTAATAGGAATAATCGGAAATATTTTATTCGGACGGAAAGGGGCGGAATAATGGCGCATGAAACTATCACGAAAGGTCGCCATTCGGAACTCCTTGCGCAAACGGCGTTACTAGCGAACGGATGGGAAGTATGTGAACCGGTGGCGCCCGAACCGTTCGACATCGTAGCCCGGGCGCCTGGATCGGCGGAATGGACCACGATTCAAATTAAGAGCGCAAGAGTTCGCGACGACCGAAACGGCGAAATCGTATGTAACGCACGCAAGAACAACGGCAAGCCTTACGACGCTAATGATTGCGACATGTTTATTGCGGTGCTGAATGGCGACGTGTACCTGTTCGACAACCGCGGCATTTCGGAGTATTGGGTAGCTGCGAAAGACTTGGCGACTAAATGGACGCATTTAAAGACGGGAATCGAAAATTTAAAAATAGCGGAGGCGGCGCAGTAGTGGGCGACCGACTATAAGGAGGAAGAACATGGCGAAATTAACTGGCGTAAAAACAATCGATATGGTAGGCGGAGAAATTACGAAAGTAGAATATAACGGCGAGTTGTATGCGAAGGTGGATGGTGACGCAAAAGAAGGCGATTTACTATTAGCGACTAGTTATGAGGTTTGGGACGTTAATCCGGGAGATTTTTTCGCAGTAAAATCGGAGGGGGAGTATTTCGATAACAACGATGATGAGCGCGACGCTAACCACGCAGGTTTAAGAGAATATTATCGATATTTCCGCAAAGAATCAACGCAAGCCACAACGCTAGAATCTCGCGTAGAAACATTAGAAACGAAAGTAGCTGCGTTGGAGGGCAACGAAGTGGGCAATGGTGAATATCGCAAAGTGACCGACCGTAAGCCACGCGTTGGGGATTTCGTTAAGTATAATTCGGACAACGATGATGATGATATTACCGTCGGAAAATTTTACGAAGTTGTTTCTGTGGATTGCGACGGAGACCCTCGATTTATCGATAATGAAGGCGATGAAACATACGCAGCAGATTACGAGAACTGGGAGTTATACGAAAAGGTTGGCGCGGCGGACGAAAGTACAGCACTTCGTGTTGGTGACTATGCGAAAATTACGGAAGATAGTTACGAGTATAAAGTCGGGGATATCGTTAAAATTATTTCGGAGGAAAGTTCCATATTCGATTTCCGCGTTGAATACGTCCACGTCCAAAAGGTAAGGGGTAGTGGTCAAACAAACGGCTTTATTGATCGAAGTTTTGCAACAATAGCAACCGACGAAGAAGTAGCCGAAGCGCAGGCGAAAGCAAAAGAGGCGGAGCGTTGGGCGGCAATCGGACGCAAGCCGAACGAATATAAGAAAGGCGATATCGTAAATAACACCGGACTGGCTAAATGTGGATTCGGCGAAGTTTTGAGCATATCGACAGATAGAATACGTGTCAGATATAGCCGTCCCGACTTCGGAACTTGCAGTGAGACAGTTAATATTATCGAATTAATCACGCCAGTTGAACAACGCTTTGACCTTGCGGACGGCGATAGCGAATGACCCCGCACCTAAATCCGCCCGAACCACGCATCGCAGGCAAATGCGCATATTGCGACGCGGACTTATACGACGGATGTGAATACGAAAAATGCACGAATACAAATCGTTGGTTTTGCGATGATTTATGTTACGCGTTTAAACAGCGTGACGAAGGCGAATTAACAACGGAGGTGATTGGCGATTGAGATTACGGCTAAACGTGGCGCAACCTAGCGAAGTTGAGGCGCAGCAAGCGAACGAAAGAATCCAAGCGGCGGCACAGCGAAAGAAAGCCGTGACGGAGACAGCAGCAGAAGCGTTCGAGCGAATTGGGGCTGGCAACCTATCGCCAAAAGAACGCATATACTTCGAAGCTGCTAAACGAAACTACTTTTCCGAATCGGGTACGATAGGCAGGTTATCAGACGGAAAGTGGACGAAAAAAGAAATACTTGAAATGGGCAAACGAGTACATGCGGTTGAAGCGGAGTCGTTACGGCAAAAACGGCTTCGCGACACCGTGGCAACCAAACCGGACAATTACTTCGTTATTACAAATGACGATGACTTGCCGGCAATGTTGGCTCGATTACACGCCGAAGTAGAAGCGCAGAAGAATGACGCGTGGTTCCGAAAGGCATTCGACTTATTCAATAATACGCATATTCGCAAACGGCTAATGCAAGAAGGCGTAGAGATTCCGTTAGTTCAATCATTTACCGAATGGGATACGGAAACAAGCGGCACGGACACGCGAATCGACTTATCGGGCGGTTACTCGTTTTGGTTGCCGAAATTAAACGAAGGTTATTACGTTGCATACGGACATTTAACAGACGACGCACAATGTACTCGATCAAAAGCGCTCGAAATTATCAGAATGTTTATCGAAGACGCAAAGCATATCAAAGCATTTCATAATACGCCGTTTGACTACGCAATGTTTCTGAACGACGGATTAGCGCCTAAAGGATTTCGATATGACTCGATGGACGCAGCGCAATTAATGAATGAGCACGAAGAATCTTTCGGTTTGAAGCCGTTAGTGACGAAGTACAAAAAGTTCATCGGCGCGGAACACCTCGACGATTATACATTCGAAGATTTATTCGGCAATGGGTCGCCGATGGTTTATCCGCCGTTAGTAGTCGGCATATATGCGATCAAGGACGTTGAGAAAGGTTGGCTTTATACGAAATGGCAAATCGATATGATGCTAAAAACCGACGATTTGTATTATCCGTACTTTGAAATTCGCCAGTATCTATACGAAATAAATACGACAATCGAACGTACAGGATTCGTTATTGATACGCAAGAACTAAACGAATTAGAGCGCGAATATGAACCGTTGCTTGAACAGGCGATTAACGATATTTATTCCGCATACAACATCGACGACAAGTTCCTATACGAAATGTCAATGCATTTAAAAGGCGATAAGATTCGCGAATGGATTTCCAGCCGTGAGAGACAAATCGCCAAGCAAAACGACATGCTAGCGCGTTGTGAAGCCGAGTTGAAAATGGCAAACCCAACGACTAAGAAATATGCGCAATTAAAAGAACGTATCGCGAAGTATAAATCGCAACCATTACCGGCAGCAATACCGCAAAATGCGCCGGATTATATTACCGAGTTCAATCTCGATTCCGATGCGCACTTACAATACCTAATATACGACGTGTTGAAAATCGAGGACAAAACGAAGCTATTCGATAAGAAAAAAGAACGCAAGACTAGTAAGGACGTTCTCGCAATGTATTTCCGCGAAGAACCTTCGCTTAAACCATTAGCAACATACTCGGAGTTATCAACTCTATTGGGAACGTTTATTAAGCGGATTCCGCACGTTCTTGATGTTGACGGAAGATTGCATACGCAACTACAGACCGTTTCAACCGGACGTTATAGTTCGAGAGGATACAAAGGAAAAGCGAACGAGATATTCGCAAGAGTAATCGCCGACGAAAATTATCTAGATCAAATGCGTTTGCTAGTTGACGCAGAGAAGAAAACGGAAAAAGGTCGCAATATTCAAAATATCCCGTCGCGAACAGAACGAGGACAGCGCGTTCGGATGGCGTTTAAACCGCCGGCGAATCACACGTTTATCGGTTCCGATTTATCGTCGATTGAACCGAGAATACAAGCGCATAGAATGGCGACTGAGTTTGGCGATGAAATATTCGCAGAAATGTATCGCAAAGGATTAGATCCTTATGTTGAATTTGCCGCAATATTATTCGAGGTTCCGCAAGAAGTATGTACCGAAAAGTATTATAAATCGGTGAAAGGGACGGCGGACGAAGTTCCAGCGTACAGAAAAGCGATGAAGCAAATGTTTCTTGCGATTGGTTACGGGCAAGCGTTCGATATGTTCTATAAGGGTGTTATGCCTTTCGGAATTAGCGAAGAACAAGCACACGTCGCGTATAACAAATTCGACGAGATATTGCCAGGATATAAAGGAATGGTCGAAGCAACGTTCGCACATTTACGCAAACACGGTTGGACGGCAACGATATTCAAACAAAAACGCCGATTCCCAGGTTACATCGAAAAATATAATCGGTTGTGCCAATTAATGCGTAAATGCGGTATTAACGGAAAGAATGACCCTCAACTCGCAAAGAAAACGAATAAATTACCGTGGCCAGACCGATCGGAATTTTGGCAATTAATGAGTTTCACTGGCGGTTGTGAGCGTGCAGCGTTTAACCATACGATTCAAGGATCGGGCGCCAACATATTGCAACTTTGCATGATTCGCGTTTATTACCAATGCGTGCTAGGTCGCGGATGGGAATTCTCGCTAACACTGCACGATGAACTTAAAGCGGCGATACCTAACGAACAATTAACGCCGGATGCGCCGAAGCTATTCGATGATATTATGACGAATACATTCCACTTAGTATTGCCGTTAGATTGCGACACAGTAATCGAAACGGAATGGATGGCGGAATATTCCCCAAGCGAATGGGATTTCGAAAATTGCAAACCGAAGGAGGAATCGGAATGAGTGAAAAATTAGCGAAAATAGAGTCGTATATTAATAAGGAGTTAGATGTATTAGCGGAAGAAATTGACGAGATTAACGAACGACATGCGAAAGGTTTTGATCCGATGGATTGGTCCGGTGGTAACTTCGATGATGCGTATTCGATGGGAGAAGACGAAGGTTATCTTCGAGGATCATATCGTGTGTTGACGGTAATTAAACGAATGATAGCGGAGGCGAACGCATGAAAGTAATCGGATTTATGACCGTCATGCTTATCGTATATTTTATCGTGCCGATGGGCTTTCCGTACGAGCCGACGATCGTGCAATCGGCAGTCATTACGTTGCTGCTTTTCGTAGCGCGATTCGTGCTGACCGAAGGCATTACAGTGAAAGCGGAAGAACAGCCGTTTCATACATGGCGAATAGTAGAAGACGAAGGGGAGGACGATTAGATGAAAGAAATACCGTTAACAAAAGGTAAAGTAGCCCTTGTCGATGATGAAGATTACGAAGAACTAAGTAAACATAAATGGTATTACACAAGAAGTGGGTATGCGGCTAGGGATACAAGAAACAACGCGAGGACGAGTGGTAATTGCATTTATATGCATAAATATATAGTTCCTTCAAACGAAAAAGTCGATCACATTAACAGAAATAAATTAGATAACAGAAAAGAAAATTTAAGACATGCAACAAACGCTTTAAATTTAAGTAATAGACCTAAACAGGTAAATAATAATTCGGGTTACAAAGGGGTTTCTTGGAGTAAAGTTGCGAATAAATGGACTGCTGAAATCCAGGCCCAGAAAGTTAGATATCGTCTAGGCTATTTCGAGGACAAGAGTGATGCGGCGCGTATGTACAATTTTTGGTGTGTGTTTTTACATGGAGAGTTTGCTCTATTAAATGAAGTTAACGGCAGTAAGATTGAAATAGTAGATATCGGATAAAGGAGAGATGACATATCGAAATAGAAAATCAATTATACGCAGAAAAAATAGCGCAGGAATTTCTCGATTTCCTGGACGAATTTCACCAATACGATCAACCATATGATGACGCAATGGACGCTGAGTTTTACGAACAATATGCGAAAGTATTGCGCGAACAATCGAAGTGGGGTTATTTCAACTGGAAGACCGCACCGGATGGAACACCACGACCACTATTCTCGCCAAGCGGTGCCGGGAAGAGTGAGCGCGAATTGTACGAAAAAGCAATCAAAGCGAAAAAGGATAAGCGCCCACCTAATCGAAATCAACGCGATTGGACCGGTCTTGGTTCGCAAGTTGGTGCGTACATTCAACGCGAAGTAATGCTGGCGGAAAGACATTTCGAAAAGTTGACCGGAAAGAAGCCACGGTTCAAATTCGAACGTACTGAACGCAATGAGCCAGCGTTTGAGCACTTCCGCAAAGTCATTCATGAAGTGGAACATAACGGCGAGAAATTCGGTCTAAACGGATTGCCGGACGGAATACTCGAATACGTTAGTGATGACGGTGAGATTATCCGTGTAGGACTCGAAGTTAAATCGTTCCAGAAAAGTTATACCGATTTCAAAAAGCACGACAAAGCGAAAGAGGACCACGAATTGCAAACGACAGTTTATTCGGAAATGTACGGATTGGATTATTACATCATTCTGTACCATTGCACATATGGCGCCGACTGGAATCGCGATTTTAGCCGCAGCAAAACTTACGGAAGATTCATCACACAAAATGATCGCAATAATATACTCGATAAGTTTGCGAGAGTTACAAAGGCGTGGCGAACTAAGACACCACCAGCGCTTGATCTGAATGCGTGGAAATTCAACGATTACAAAACGGCTATTGCGAAATCATTAACTGATGAAGAGTTAGCGAATGTAAAAGCGCAAGTTAGTCGCATGATGAAATCGAGTTTACCGGATTGGAAGAAGCAAAATTATTACGACGCTTATGAATTTATTAAGGAAGTTCGCGAAAAGGATAAACACGAACAGATGAAGGCGTTAATGCAGAGACGAGGTGTTCAATGAGAGTCTTAGCGTTTGACACCAGCATGTCATCACCCGGAGCTGCCTTGATCGAAGTGAAAAACGGCAAAGCGAAAGTCCTAGCGGTCAGCCACGTTAAAACAACGTCGAGCCAGCCGCATGGTCTTCGCGCTGAAATAGTCGAGGCGTGGGCGGTTAGCTTTATTCATAAACACGGCGCTAAATTCGACGTAATTGTGCGAGAAGATTTCGTCGGGCGAACGAGCAAGCAGGCGCATCCTGTTTACTCCGCATGGGGAGCGATCGACCAGGCGCTGAACAAATTCGGCTTGAACTTTACAACGCCAGCCATTTCGCAGTCCGCCGTTAAGAAAGCGGTGGTCGGCGTAGGCAAGGCGGAGAAAGACGAAGTAGCTGCAGCAGTGCGAGAGTGGACCGGTTACGCTGGCGAATTTGCTTGCGACGATGAAAGCGACGCGGTTGCGATAGGATTGGCGTATTTGATAAATGCGAAAATAATAAGCCGATAGGCTAATAGGAGTGATCGTGAATGGATAGAGCGTTATATATTTCGTTAGCAAATGACACGATGAAAATACTCGGTGATTTACACGATAAAGGAATTTTAAACGCTGGACTAACGATTGAAGCTATTGCTGGAATTGTAGTCGAAGCGTTGGAGGAAGGTTATGACGAGGAGAGTGATCCGGAATGAAATTATTTAAAGAACGATTGATTGAAACGGGTATTCATGCGCTGTTTTGGATCATTGGAGCCGGAATTTCGATTGCTAGTTTTATCGGTTTCTCATCACTTTCGGAAAATACCATCAACGTAATCGGAGCGATTGTTATGTGCATTATGCTACTGACGATTGTAATATTCGTAATATATAAAATCGTAATCTTCCTCAAGTGGTTATTCGTAGAGCCTTTCCGCAAAGGTAGAGAGAAGGGGTGATTCGTATGTTCCTATGGGAAAATATTTTGTCGATAGTTATATACATGGCGGCAATTTTCACCGCATTTTATCTCGGTAAATATGTTGCGAAAAAGGAAATCGAGGAGAAAGGCGAATGAACCTAAACGAACAATTACTCGAAGCTAACTTACGAGAACTAGCCGACATAAACTATCGCATTAAACGAATCGACGAAAAGCGGGGGGACTTAATCGCTCGCCGAGCCACCGTCGAAAAGGCAATCGCAGAATTGAGGCGGTCGCAATGAAAATATACTACTATTCTATCGCAGGCAACATTCGTCGGTTTCTCGCAAACTGTCAACTTGACGCGGAACTATTAAACGCAAGCACTATCGCAGCCGAGCCGTTTGTCCTTGTTACGAATACGCTCGGATTCGGCGAAGTGCCTGCGCCAGTAGCCGCCTTCCTGCGCAATAACCACCGCCATTTAGTTGCGGTTGCGAGCAGTGGAAATCGCAATTGGGCGGATAACTTTGCGAGGTCAGCCGATTTAATCAGCGAACAATATAACGTGCCAATCATACTTAAATTCGAAATGGAAGGCACGCCGGAAGATGCGAAATACTTTACAGAAAGGGTGCGATGTATTGACGAGACATATCGAGTTAAATAACGAAATAACACAACGCAAAGAAAACGGATTTTACCGGCTGGAAAAGGATCGCGAGGCAGTAGCGGAATTCATGCGTGAAGTAGAAGAACGCACGGTGAAATTTGCGGATCCAATTGAGCGATTACGGTATTTAGTAGATAACGATTTTTACTACGATGTATTTGCGCAATATGAAGAATTAGTAATTTTAGACTTTCAATATTTAGCGGATTCTTATGATTTTCAATTTCAATCATACATGGCGGCATCGAAGTTCTACAAAGATTATGCATTGAAAACGGATGATAAATCGCAGTATCTCGAAACCTACGCAGAGCACGTTGTAATAGTTGCGTTATATTTGTCGCAAGGTGACCCCGGTATAGCGTACGATTATATTCGCGCAATGATGGAACAACGCTACCAGCCGGCAACGCCAACGTTCTTAAACGCAGGGCGCAGTCGACGAGGCGAAATGGTTTCGTGCTTCCTGCTCGAAATGGATGATTCGCTTAATTCGATTTTCCATAATATCAATACCGCTGGCCAGCTATCGAAAATAGGCGGAGGCGTGGCGTTAAACCTTTCGAAATTGCGCGCACGTAACGAGCAAATAAAAGGCATCGACAATGCGGCGTCGGGCGTAGTGCCGGTCATGAAACTGCTCGAAGATACGTTTTCCTATGCGAATCAATTAGGGCAGCGAAAAGGAGCAGGAGCGGTATACCTTAACGTATTCCACTGGGACGTTAGCGAATTCCTCGATACGAAGAAAATTAACGCCGATGAAAAGTCGCGCATTCAAACGTTATCGATCGGCTTAATTGTCGAGCATAAATTATTCGAATTAGCACGCGCCGACAAAGACTTATACGTGTTCGCTCCGTATAGCGTATACAAAGAATACGGCGTACACATGGACGATATGCGAATGGACGATATGTACGAAGAGTTAGTCGCCAATCCGAGCGTAAAGAAACGCGTATTAATGACCGCGCGCGAACTACTCGTCAAGATTGCGCAAATTCAGCTCGAATCAGGCTATCCGTATTTCATGAATAAATCGAATGCGAACGAATCGCATGCGTTGAAAGATATCGGTCAGATTAAAATGAGTAACCTTTGCACCGAAATATACCAGCTACAGGAAACGTCGGAAATAAACGATTACGGCGTCGATGACGTTATTCGTCGCGATATCAATTGCAATCTCGGCTCGCTAAATATTCCGAACGTAATGAAACCCGGCAACACTTTCCGCGATTCCGTTCATGTAGGTATTGAAGCGCTGACGACCGTTTCGGACATTTCGCGAGTACAGAATGCGCCGTCGGTCAAAAAGGCGAACGAAGAGTTGCATGCGGTTGGACTTGGCGCAATGAACCTACACGGCTACCTTGCGAAAAATAAAATCGCCTATGAGTCCGCCGAAGCGCGCGACTTTGTGCGAACGTTCTTTATGATGATGAATTATTATTCGCTAGAAAAATCGATGCTAATTGCGAAAGAGCGAGGCGAAACGTTCAAAGACTTCGATAAGTCGGAATATGCGAAAGGAACTTACTTCGAAAAGTATACGCAAAATGACTACGCGCCAAAAACGGAAAAGGCGCAAGCATTATTCGAAGGTATCTACGTGCCAACACGCGAAGATTGGGCGCAATTAGCAACGCAAGTAAAAGAACACGGCTTATATAACGCATATAGACTTGCGATCGCACCGACACAATCAATCGGCTACATTCAAAACGCCACGGCTTCGATTGCGCCTATCGTTAATCAAATCGAATCGCGCACATACGCAAATAGCACAACGTATTATCCAATGCCGTTTATGGACGAATCGAATATGTGGTTTTATAAATCGGCGTTCGACATGAATCAATTCCGCGTGATGGACTTATTCGTAGCAGCGCAGGAGCATATCGACCAAGGTATCTCGACGATTCTATTCGTTAATGCGGACGCGTCGACGAAAGATATTGCACGCTACTATATTTACGCTGACAAAATCGGATTGAAAGGTCTTTACTACACGCGAACGAGAAACCTTGCGATTGAGGATTGTACGTCATGCGCGGTTTAAACGAAAAGGAGGGAACGGATTGACTAAATTAGCGGTGAATTGGAATTTACACGAAGACGACTTTACGCAAATGTTTTATACGCAGAACACACGCCAGTTTTGGCTGCCGGAAGAAATCAGCATTAGCGCCGACAAAAATACGTGGGCGGAATTAACGCCAGCGGAAAAAGAAACGTATAAAAAGGTGCTCGGCGGGCTAACGTTGCTCGACACGGAACAAGGCGGCGAAGGCATGCCGTTAATCGCAATGCACGTCGAAGGACTACAACGCAAAGGAGTATTAGCGTTCATGGGCGCAATGGAGCAAATACATGCGAAATCCTACTCGACGATATTCACAACGCTTGCAACCGACGCAGAAATCGACGAGGTGTTCGAATGGGTGCATAATCATCCGCAATTACAACGCAAAGGAAAAATCGTCAGCGATTATTATATGCGCCTATTTCAACCAACGATCAGTAAGTCCGATTTATATATGGCGATGGTCTCTTCCGTTTATCTTGAATCGTTCCTTTTCTATTCCGGATTCTTTTATCCGTTGTATCTTGCCGGTCAAGGAAAGCTAACGGCGTCAGGCGAGGTAATTAACTTAATCTTACGTGATGAGTCCATTCACGGCGTATATGTCGGCTTACTTGCGCAGGAATTATTCGCACAATTACCGCCGGACGTACAAGACGCAGTGGAACAAGAACGCGCTGAATTGCTAACGAAATTATACAACAACGAATTGGAATATACGCATGACCTTTACGCGGACATCGGCTTAGTCGACGAAGTGAACCGATTCATTCGCTACAACGCAAATAAGGCGTGCATGTGTCTCGGAGTTGCGCCTGCGTTTGAGAGCGAGCCAATCAATCCGATAGTGGAAAACGGATTAAAAACCGACACGAAGAATCACGATTTCTTTAGCGTAAAAGGGAACGGCTATGTCAAAGCGACAAAGGTCGAACACTTAGCGGATGACGATTTCGATTTTGCTGACGCATAACTGTACGGAATTACTGGCGGAGTGGATAAGATTAAGTGCGCGACAACTACCGCCAGCACTTATTATAAATAAACGGATAAAGGGAGCGATTATATGTCATTCTTCGGAATATCATCTCGCAATGACGAACAAAAACGTGCCATGCAAGCGCTGATTAATGATAAACCATTTACGTTTCTAACCGGTCCGGCAGGCAGCGGAAAAACACTCGTAGCCCAAGCGGTAGGATTAGAACGCACAATTGAAAATCCGGTTTATCGCAAAATGATATATACGCGACTACAAACGCAAGTAGGTATGGACGTCGGGGCACTTCCCGGCGACCTAAACGAAAAGACTTATCCGTTCATTGCTCCGTTTATGGATAATCTCGAAGTGATGAGCGAAAAATCAAACGAAATTAAGCGCTACTTGACCGAAGGCGATGAGGATAAGCGTAAAGTATTCTTCGATACAATCCAAGCGATTCGCGGCCGTTCTTTAAATCATGCGTTTGTGATGTACGATGAAATCCAAAACGTCGATATCCATACGATTTCTGCGCTTGCAACTCGTCCTGGAACAAACGCTAAATTCGTATTTCTCGGCAATTTTTCGCAAATAGATAATCCGAAATTACGCAACGTCAACAATAACGGACTTTACAAATTACTGAACGGTTTATACGAAAAAGGAGCGCATCAATACTTCGATCATATTAATCTAACGGAAACACAACGCCATCCGGTCGTTGAGGTAGTCGAAGATATTTTACGTAATCACGAAATGCCGGCGGAATTTGCAGCGTTAGAAACGCGCGGGAATACTGCGAGGTAGATAACTATTACGCAATAAGGAGTTGAGAGAAGTGATTAAATATCTTATGAGATTTGTATGTAAATATAAAGGTCATAAGTGGGAAACATACACTGTCAGCACTGGGTATTGGGGTAATGATATTGAACAAGCAGGATATTGTGTAAGATGTGGTAATGACACCCACGGAGAATACCATAAGTGAACAATTCGAAACTAAAGGAGGTAGTTAACTTGGATAAAAATGAAGCAAAATTTATGGCATATGATTGGGATGGTGGTCAATTTAGATTACTGCCTTCTAATGACATTGTAGAAGCTATCCATATTGCTTGGAACTATGAGTTTGATGTTTATGAGGTAGCAAGTGAAGAGTTAATCTTTTCAGGTAGAGAAGATAATGAAGGAAATTCAGACATGTTAAAACCTTATGGATTACGATTGATTGATGAGGGTTCACGTAGAAAACTACAAAACATTGAAACTGGAGAAATATACACTGCTGAATGGGAAGAGTAATGAACCATACGAAACTTATCCGCAATAAAAAGGAGGTAAACGAATGAATATACGAATTAAGAAGACGAACGAACACGCAGTTATTCCGCAATATGCCAAAGCGGGGGATTCAGGATTCGACTTAGTTGCGGTCGAAGATACGATAATCGAACCGGGCGAAACGGCGAAAGTGCCCGTTGGCTTGGCGTTCGAATTGCCGGCTGGCTACGAATTGCAAATACGACCACGTAGCGGAATCACTTCGAAAACAAAGTTGCGCGTGCAGTTTGGCACGGTGGATAGCGGATACCGTGGTGAAGTTGCGGTGACGGTCGATAATATTGCGCAGAAAGTCGAAGACTATCATCCGTCTAGTGGATTTCCGAAAATGTTTACGATTTACAATATTGAATTACCGTCGATGTCTCCTTCCGATTGGAATAAATATGTTATACGCAAAGGTGATCGCATAGCCCAAGGTGTAATCGCACCGGTAGCAACCGCAACATTTACCGAAGTGGATACGTTAAGCGAAACAGAACGCGGCGAAGGTGGGTTCGGGTCAACTGGAGTGAAGATGGTATGAAGTGTACTTGTTGTGGAAAAGACCTCACGGAAGGGCATCCATTTATGCTAATCGTTAGCGAAAAAGGGACTTATTGCGATATAGCATGCGAAAATATGGACGAATCGGAGGATAATTAAATGATTATATTCGTATTAGGATTATGTATCGTATCGATTATACTCGGATATTGCTTCGGAATACATTTCGGAAGGGACTTGAAGTAAATGGCGATTAAGAAACAAGTAATCGTGCTATCGGTCGTATTTAACGAAGACGAAACGCATGCAGAGTCGGCAGCAGCCGCAATTGACCATCGACTGTTTAACGAAGATGGAATAATCGAATGGCATTTACGAGTTAAAAGCGAAGATTCTCTTTCCGCAGACATTACCGACGAAGATATGGAGGGCGAATAAATGAACGAAATGATTAACGTATTAGACAGTAAAGGCTATGTTCGACTAACTAACGTAATGGGAAGCGATTTATCTGTCGTAAACTCTGCGCGTGTCAGCTACGATAAGGAATCGCAAGAACTAACCGACAAGGACGAACGTTTAATCAAATTCCTTGCGCGTGAAGGACACACGTCGCCATTCCGCCACGCTACGTTGCAATTCGAAGTGTATGCGCCGTTAATGGTCGCCCGTCAGCACTGGAAATATATCGTCGGAAGCGATCATACGATGGACGCATGGAACGAAAGCAGCCGCAGATATGTCACGGAAGAGCCTACGTTTTACATTCCGCAAGCAGACGAATGGAGAAGCGCTCCAGAGAATTCGAAACAAGGTAGCGGTGATTCTATCTACGAAACCGATATGCTATTAGCAGAAGAAACGACGTATCGCCTGCAAGAATATATCGAAGAAGGTATGCACCTATATGAAAAGGCGATGGAATATGGTATCTGCGCAGAACAAGCACGTTTATTCCTGCCGGCTTACGGAATGTATGTCCGATATTACTGGACGGCAAGTCTTGCGTCTGTAGCGCATTTCTTAAATCAACGCTTAGCACACGACAGTCAACGCGAAATACAAGAATATGCGAAAGCAGTATACGAATTGGTCCAGCCGAAGTTTCCGGTATCATTAGGCGAATTAGTAAAAGAGGAGGCGAAGTAATATGACGAAAAATTGTAAAGTATGTGAAAAGGTACTAGGCGAAACATGTTGTACGAATGAAAATGGCGGTCTTTTTTGTTCGGTGAAATGTGCGGATATAGACGAAGGTAAGACGAAGGAACAACCGAAGGTACACACAATTGACGGAAAGCAATACGTTGAGGTTGAGCGAGAAGCGAAGGTTGGCGAAAAGGTGATTATTATAAACGCCGAGGATACAGGTGGTAAATACGAAAATGGCAATATTATCATTGTTGAGTCAGCCAATTACATCGGAATCGAAAATCGTTCTTACGCATCCGAAATTAATCCGGAAGGGTTTATCGATCATTGTGAATACCGCGTATTAGAACCGATCGATTCCGAAGATGACCTCGTAACAGCAAGCGCAGACAATCCCGACCAAATAATCGAATTACTCGGAAACCTTGCCCGCCGTGTAACCGAATTAGAACAACGCGTCAACCAATATAACGCACTATTTCGCGACTTAGCGAATCGTTCAGGCGAAAAGTTCACAGCGAAACAAGTTGCCGAAATCATCAAAGCGTTAGGAGTTGGCGCCAATGATTAAAATTGCCATCTGCGGTCAGCTACGCGCCGGCAAGGACGAAGTAGCCAATCGCATTTACCATACGCATGACTATTTCGAAAAGCTGGCGTTCGGCGACGCGCTCAAACGACTCTACCACGAATTGCTGCCGTGGGTACCGACCGACCCGAAACCGCGCGCCGGCTATCAGCGATTCGGTCAGCTTGCCCGCGAACATTTCGGCGAAGATATATGGATACGCCATGCCGAACGAATGCTAGGATTTTACGAACGCGTGAAACGACCGGACGGCGTGCTGATTACGGACTTGCGCCAGCCTAACGAATATGAATGGGCGCGAGCCAACGGATGGGCAATTATAAGGGTAACAGCGCCGGCTGAACTCCGCCTGGCACGGGCGAAACAAGCTGGCGACCAATTTGACGCAAAGGACTTGGCGCATGATACGGAGCAGCACGTTGGAGCGTTCGAGGTTGATTACGAAATAGTTAACGACGGGACTATCGACGACTTATACGCGAAAGTTGACGCAATGATGAGCGAATTGAGAGGGGCGATAGAATGACGTTTAATTACGTATCTTTATTCAGCGGCATTGGCGGTTTTGAGCAAGCGTTAAATAAACTCGGTGGCACATGCGTAATGGCTTCCGAAATTGATAAATATGCGAATCAATCATACGAGATATTATACGGACACCCAACCGTTGGTGACGTTATGAAAGTTGCTGCGGAAGAGGTACCGGATCATGACGTATTGGTCGGCGGATTTCCTTGTCAGGCATTCAGCGTTGCCGGTAAGCGACTAGGATTCGATGATACTCGCGGAACATTGTTTTTCGAAATTGCGCGTATTGCGAAAGTGAAGCGACCTAAAGCGCTGTTGCTTGAAAACGTAAAAGGTCTTATATCGCATGATAAAGGCAAGACGCTCGATACGATTATTCAAACGCTGGCTGATATCGGATACACTTTAGATTTTAACGTACTGAATTCGAAATACTTTGATGTTCCGCAGAATCGCGAGCGGATTTTTATTATCGCAGTAAGGGACGATTTAATCGAACAGCACCCGTGGCAAATCGAAGGGTCGAACGTAGTGGCGAAAGGAAAGCGAAGAATCAGCGAAATAGAAGGCGTTAAGACGTTCAACTTCGATTGGCCAGCGCAGGAAGAAGTAGCGACTAGATTGCGAGATATACTCGAGGATAACGTCGATGAAAAGTATTATTTAAGCGAAGAGAAGACGGCGAAATTAGTGGCGCAGTTGAACGATGGTGCTGGATTAGGAAAGGATGGCGAGTTAGGTACGGTTATTGATGGTGGAAATATATCTCCTTGTATCGATGCTAGTTATGCGAAAGGTATCGGACCATCTGACGTAGCAAAGAACCGTAATAGAAGACCTCACATGCTTGAATTAGAACCACAAATGCTCGGTCATATCGGTTTAAAAGGCCACGACGCTATTCGTCGAGTCTACTCGACGACGGGAGTTTCGCCAACACTTACGACAATGGGCGGAGGACATCGCGAACCTAAGATTGCGGAAGAGGTACGTGCGTGTTTAACGCCAGAACGCGAAGAAAAGCGCCAAAATGGTCCGCTCTTCAAACCGAATGACGAACCGGCACATACGATTAATACGCAGGACCGACACGGAGTAGCATACGGTTCCTATCCGAAATATCGCATCCGCAAACTAACACCGCGCGAATGTTTCCGCCTGCAGGGATTTCCGGATAGCGAATTCGATAAGCTAGTCGAAGGTGGCATTTCGAATAGCCAATTGTATAAACAGGCGGGTAACGCCGTCACGGTCAACGTAATAAGCGCAATAGGCAAGCGACTTATCACGTACCTAAATTAACGGCTCAATTCAAACGCATGCCAAAATACGGTGCCCTCGTCGACTTTCCCAACGTATTTAAACGTCGCTGGCAAGTCCGCCTTAGTCAACGCTAATTTATCGCAAACGTCCTTGCCGGCTTTCGTGCCGAGGTAATTGCGTTTGTCCGGGCGCACAGTCGAGGCGTTCGGCACCTTCGCAAGTTCTTGTTTTGCGACACCGATTCGCTTATTTTCAACGTCGACACTAACGACAACAGGCGTAAAGGTGGTTAGCGCTAATTCGCGCATGGCTGTGGCGGAAAAACGCAGGCGCATCGACACATCGATCGTCATTGCGCTTTCTCGTCCGCCGAAATTTAACGGTTCAAACGGCATAATAACACGTCCAATCATTGATTTATACGAACATTATACGCAATTAGAACGAAAATGACAACGCGAAAGGAATGATCGAATGGGAAGCGTAAAAATTGACACGCATAGCAAAGAGCGCGCACTCGAAGCGAAGTACCCAGCGCTCGACAATACCGACGGAGTTCGCATCCTGCTCGGCGACTATCACGCGCTAGTCAGCAGGCGTTATGCAGGCGATTATGATGCTTGCGTAATCCTCGCCGACTTAGGCACGGCAATCGAGCGTGCGGACTTAACGGCTAGGCAACGGCAGGCGCTTACGTTAGTGTTTCGCCAGGACTTGTCGCAAGTGGATACGGCGCAGCAGCTCGGCGTAAGTAAGCAAACGGTGAATCGGTTGATAAACGTGGCGCTGACGAAGATTGCGCGCGTGTATGAGGCGTGGAGTCGGCGCGGTGAGGGTTATGCGTTGAGTGGCGAAAGGGAGGCGGAATAATTATGTTTAATGCGGACTTTTATCCGACACCGGATGAGCTACTAAAGGACTTGTTTGCGTTAAGTTGGAACAGCGTGCATCCAAGATTTAAAGATATAGATCGTTTCAACTTAAAAGGACGAATACTTGAGCCGTCAGCCGGTAAAGGTAACATCGTAAATTATATAAAAAAGAAAAACAGTTCGTTAAAGGTGGACGCAATCGAAATGGATCCCGAACTTTCTAGTTTTTTACTAGGCGCTGGCCATAACGTTGTTTGGTCCGATTTCCTTTCGTTTGAAACTTTTCGCGAATACGATTCGATCGTGATGAACCCTCCGTTTAGTAGTGGAGACAAACACGTTCTACACGCTATCAATCTCGCAAGTAAACAAATCACAAAAGACTGCGAAATATACGCGATTATAAATGCGGAAACTATTAAAAATCAATTCAGCGTTTCCCGCAAAGAATTAGCGCGCTTACTCGACTTACACAAGGCTAAGATTAAATTTGTCAGTAATGCGTTTAGTGATGCGGAGAGGAAAACAGACGTTGAAGTGGCGCTTATTTACTTGAAAGTACATCGAGAAGATGTAAGCGAAGATTTATATAAACGTACAGTCGACGCCGTTACAAACGCTCATGACGGCGACAATAAAGAAGTTATAACTAGCGCATTGAGTACTTTTGTTAAGCAGCACGAAGTACAAGAACGTTTAGATGATATAACTAGGTTGATTAGTGAATACGAGCAGGCGGTTGAATTGGTTAGAAGTTCCTATGAAATCAACAAACGCAAAGAGAATTTCCTAAGTTATATTTCGAACGTTAATGGCGGAAAACTATTCACACCAAGCGATACTGCAGCGAAAGACTATGAGGAAGATCTACAAAGAATGAGATCTACTTACTGGAAGCTGATTCTACAGACAGATGAATTTATGAAGAAATTAACTACAGAAGCACAAGAAAAACTTAATCGGCAACTCGGTTCGGCTTCCGAACTAGAAATAAACACGACCAATATTTATATGCTGCTCCATGCTATTATGGCGAATTCATCCGATATGCTATTAAGTAGTGTCGTGAGTATGTTCGAAAAGGTAACATCGTACAGTCGGCGCGAGTTTTCGACTAATATTCATTACTACAATGGCTGGAAAACAAATGAGGCGTATAAGTTAGGTAAGAAAATAATTTTTCCATTCTTTACGAGTTTCGGAGATTGGGATATAGGGATGCGAGATAAAAGTTTTAATAGCGTTGATTATCGCATAAAAGGGTTTATTTTCGATTTGTTAAAAGCGTTTGAACCATTTCGGGAGGTTAATTATGACTTCGAAATGCTAGGTAAAGGTGAATTTCAATGCGAGATACTACGCTTTAAGATTTTCAAGAAAGGTACGGTACACGTTTGGTTCAACGACCTGGAATCGCTAAATAAAATTAATTACGTTTGTGGTCGAAAGTTTAATTGGTTGCCGACCGACGAAGAAATACGAAAAGATCCGAAAGCACGCGAATTTGTGAAGAAAGAATTCGGCGATATTGTAACAGACGTCAGCCGATTATTAGAAAATTAGGAGGCGGAAGACAAATGCGAAGCATGAACAACGAACAGCTAAACGCGCAAATAGACGCATTATGGGCGCAGACAAAAGCGGGCAACTTACCACGTGACGCACGATTTGAAGCAATCGAAAGGCTGACGGAGGAATATATTGCGACGAATGGGAAAAGACCGCCAGTAAACGCATTGGACCGATTGGCGACGTTGTGTCTGTACGAGGAAGTGACGGATCCCAACGAGCATAAAATGACGCATGAAGACGAGCCGGTGCTTAGTGATCGCCAGTACGACCGCAGAAAAAAGCGCGAATGGCGGCGCGAGGAAATCGAAATAGGACCGGCACACATAACCGGCAAGCGAGCGACGACATTTATAGACGCAGACAATACGATGCAGAGCGCCAAGTCGGCGAGTTATTTAAGGTGATTCGTCTTACTTTCGCTTAGTTTCGCGGTATATAAAGTGGGTAAGCCCCTTTTAGCGAAAAATTAATTGCGTTCACGATTACCGCCTTAAAATCGTAGATTAACCGAATAATTACGCTCGCCTAGTGCGGGCTTTTATTTTTTATTAGCAAGGCGTACGAACGAGTCGGGTATGCTCCGACCAGCCTTCTCGTTATTAAAATAGAGGAGGAGAAGAATGAAAAAGTTTACAGAATCCGAAAAAAGTTTAATAAGGCTCATCTTACAAGCTGAGAGGAGCTATAAGAAATTAGCTGATTCTATATGTGTGATGTTTGCTACTTACCCCGATAGTGACTTAATAGATAATGTTAGCTTATTTTCGGCGTTAGGACTAGATCACTCAGACCTTGCGTATGACATAATTTGTGGTCATAACCGAGGAGAACTCGGCACTGAGGAAACTATTTCTGCTATCGAACATTATATAAATGGTGATTTTGATTTAGTGCGTAAGGTGGTTGATGATATTGAGTAAGTGGGCAGCGCTGAACAAAGAAACGGGCGAGATTCGCGACTTTGCCGAATTCCAAGCGTCTAAACAGCGCCAGGCAATCGGCTTAATTAAATCGCAAGAAGGTCGCAAACACGATTTCACCTTTACGGACATGACGAACATACACGAAGTCATCGGCAAGATAGACGATAAGCATTGCGGGTATTTATTGTACTTGCAGTGCTTTATTTCGTATGACGGCGTGCTAGTTAACGCTAATCACGAAAAGTCAGCGATGAGTAAAGCGGACATACAAGCAGTCGTCGGCTTAAAGAAAACGGCGTTCAGCGAGTTCTTTCGCGACATGACAACTAACGGAATTATTTACGCAAATGAGGACGGCTCATACAGCGTTAATAGTGCGTATCATTTCAAAGGCACAACCGACAACCCTAACGTTATCAAATCGTTCACTACGAAGGTGCGCGAATTGTACACCGGTCGTAATGCGAATAAGTTAGGCTTCGTATATAAATTGCTGCCATACGTTCATTTCGAAACGAACACTATCTGCGCTAATCCTTACGAAAAGGAAGTCGCTGACATATCGCAATTAACGAAGCAGGAAATAGCGCAACTTACTGGCGTTAGTGAAAAGACGGTTTATACTTACCTGCGCAAAATGAAGCTCGGCGACGAATATGTATTCGCTGAAATCAGACGAGGGAATGAGCGTTATTACAAGTTGAATCCGTTCATTTTCTACCGTAAGAATGGTCGACCGGACGCTACATTGCGTGAGATGTTCCGCCTTGGATTTAGCGGTCGTTAACTTGTCTATACAAGCTATCGGTAAATTCGCGGACGTTTTTGGGGGTCTATCGGTAAATTCGCGGACACTTTTTCGTAGTGGTAAAACACAATATATAGAGTATATTTGGCGTACTAACAACGATTAAATACTATATATAGATATTTAGCGTGTGTTAAGCGCAAATTTATTTCTTAATCTTTAGTTCCGAAACACTGCGCCTTAATTCGCTACCGCTCATACGGCGCTGGTATTCTATGCAAAGTACATTATGCGTAAAAGGATATATGCAATAAAAGAAAGGACGCGTTCAACAAGCACGAATGTGCGAAGTTGGGCGCAATGTTTTGTATTTATATAAACGAAAGGATGTGCGTATATGCTAACCGTAGTATTATGGGTAGTTGCGATATATTTAACGATCGGTCTTACGATAACTCTAGCGTTAACATTTATGTATAGTCGAAATAACATCGAATTGTTAGGCGTAGTTAAGTTTGCGGTATTATGGCCGTATGTGTTAGTTATATACGCAATTATAATGTTAGGTTATCGGTAGGAAATAGCGCACCATATTACGCCCGTATATACGCATACAATATAATAGTAGGAACTCGGAATAATGCGTATGTTATGCGGTTATCTAACGTAACTACAATCAGCTTTCGGTCGTCGAAGGAGAGACGTTTGCCAAACTCACGGGGTTGCTTACGTATCGCATAGTATAAGCGTTCGTTTAACGACCGTTTACTGAACGGATGAGTAACACGATGATAATAACGCATTATCGCCGATTGTGTAGTTCTAAAAGTCGTTCGTTAATCAACGTTCGAAGTTCGGAAATATAAACCGTTAAACGAACGGTATAAGCGGAAGGGGCCGGGGGCGGTCCGGAAAAACGAATCGCTCCTGGTGCCGGAATCTTTCTCGCAAAATTTTCAAACTCGGGGCGGTGCGCATATCATCGGCAAGGTCCGAAATAATCTTCCGTAAAACGTCCGTAAATCTATTGACGCAATCACAGGTTTCATGTACAATCGAATTATAAACGAAAGTACAGACGAAATGAAACGAAAATGGAGGCGTTGAAAATGTTGTTTGGATATGCGCGTGTTAGTACAGAAGATCAATCGTTGGATTTGCAAATTGATGCGTTAACTAAAATCGGAGTGGACGAATTATTCGTCGAAAAAATTAGCGGCACAAAGAAAGACCGACCGAAGCTAAACGAAATGCTTGGCAAGATGCGAAAAGGCGACAAGATAGTCGTGTACAAACTCGATCGTATTTCGCGGTCAACGAAGCATCTAATCGAATTGACCGAAACGTTTGAGGCTGCCGGAGTGGACTTCGAATCAATCCAAGATAAAATCGACACGTCTACGGCAATGGGGCGGTTCTTCTTTCGCACAATGGCTTCTATTGCGGAATTAGAACGCGATATCATAAGCGAGCGAACTAAGGCGGGCTTAGAGTCGGCGAGGGCACGCGGACGCAAAGGTGGGCGACCAAGCGTCAAGAATGACGCAGTAGACAAAGCGCTGCGACTATACGACAGTGGCGAATATACCGTGCCGGAAATTACGGAAATGACCGGCATTGGAAAAACAACGCTATATAAATACTTAAAAGAACGCAAAGGGTAATCGGACGCACAGCCGGTTGCCTTTTTCTATGCGCAAAAATAAATCGAAGGAGGGGCAACGAAATGAGCCGATTACAAGAACTCGCAGCAAAATTAACGGAGCAACAAAAGAAAGCAGCGTATATGCTCGTCGAAAACGATTTGAAGTCGAACAAAGATGAATCGAAATTATCTTACGCTGAAATTGCCGAAGAGGTAGGCGTGACATATAAAACGATTTGGGAATGGAAAACGAAGAATCGCAATTTTATCGAATATAAAAACGAAATCAGTGACGATTTCCTCAGCGAAAAGCGGTCGAAGGTTTACGGTCAATTGCTGAAACTAATCGAAAGCGATCAGCCAAGCGTTAAGGCAATCGATTTGTTTATGCGCCGATTTAGTTTGCTGACGGATAAGACGATCGTCGAGAATAACGACAACGCCCAACGCAGTGAGGACGAAATTAAACGCCAATTAGCGGAACTAGACTCGCTACTTAAAGACGAAAACAAATAACGGAGGTGACGGGTGGATGGCGTATATAGACGGAAAGTGGCTCGACCGAGAAGCCCGTCAAGCTCGTATCGACTTGTTAAAGGAACGCGTGCTTAAAATTCGCAAATTATACGAAACAGGTAATGCGACCGAATCACACATCGATATCATGATGCAAGACGCGGCGGAATTGAAAAAACTTAACCGGGTACATCGCGCCGAGTACGATTTGCTTTACTTTACGTACGAATATTTTAGTGCGGACTGTAACCCGGAAAACCCGTCGAATTTGATTCCGGAAGGACAGCGACACGAAGATGCGGCGGACTTTCACGTAACGCTTTGCTCGTTGCTCGACGAAGTGACCCGCGGAGAACAAGAAACGAACGTAGGTTGGTCGGTTGGACGACGGCATGCGAAAACGGCTTACTTATCGAATTCATACTTGGCGCATCAATGCGCGTTTAGGCATCAAAAATACATCGTAGAAGTTTCCGAAACAACCGACGTTGCCGGAGACTTTATTAAATGGACCGTAAATCAGTTGAAGTTTAACGAAAAGCTTCGCGACGATTTCGGTCCTTTATTGCATCCGCGTCCTTCGATGAATGAAGTCGATAATAAATACGAATTCATTACGTCTGCAGGCACGAAGGTGGAAGCGAAAGGTATTGGAACGCAAATGAGAGGACTCCGCCATCTTTCCGAACGCCCTGGAATTTTCATCCTGGACGATTTAGAAAGCGGAGAGAATACGAATACGCCCGAACTACGTGCAAAGAACTTGCATTGGTTCCGGTCGGAAATGTTAGAGGCGTTAGGGTTTGGCGGCAAGTGTATTTACATGGGTACAATCGTTCATTACGATTCGCTCCTTAATCACGTACTAACTAAACGCAAAGACTTCGTATCAAAGAAGTTCCCAGCAATCCTTTCGTGGTCTGAACGCGAAGATTTATGGGAAGAATGGCGCAAGATTTATAACGCCGATGACAAAGACGCGAAGATAAATGCGGATGCATTTTACGAAGCAAACAAAGCGGAAATGGATCGAGGCACGAAGGTCCTTTGGCCACAAGCGTATAGTTATAAATATTTCATGGAGAAACGCGAATCGATGGGCGCGCGAGCTTTCAACCAAGAATATCTCGGCAATCCAGTCGATGAGGAATCGCAGATATTTAAAATCGACGAATTTACTTACTACGAAGATTATGACTTAGATTTAACGCAATGTGACTTATATGCTGCGGCAGACTTTGCGATGGGTAAAGAAAAAGGCGATTACTCGGCATTTATTTCAATCGCTAGGAAACAAGATACCGGCGTTTGTTACGTTATTGATTGTTTCTTAGAGCGAGTAAAGCCGGATAAATTCATGCAAGAAATCGTTAAAAGAACGTTGAAGTATCAATATGAAGGATTAGCGGTGGAGGCTCAACAAGCGCAGGAATGGTTCGCGGATAAGCTGCAAGAAGAATTACAAAAACACGGCTACCCAGCGCAAACACGACTTAGCAAAGTTAAGCAAAAAACGCGCAAGGCCTTGCGTATCGAGGCGTTATTGCCCGACGTACAAAGCGGTCGTATCCGATTTAAGCAAGAGCATCGATTATTACTCGAAATGTTCGAACTGTACCCGAACCATAATCATGACGATGGTCCTGACGCATTAGCAGACGCATATAAGCTCGCTAAGGGTACTAAGGTATCAGTGCGGTCGATAGCGAAAAGAACGCGATAACAAGCGAAAGGAGGCGTTTAAATGCCATTCAATGTTCTAGCGGATTATAACTTAATGTCCGCGCCGGATATGGACGAATTATTATTCTCGCCGTATCAACAAGCGCTAGGTAAATCGACAGTTGAGCGCATGCAACGACAAATAAGAAACTACGAATACTACGAAGGAAAGCAGCACGTTGATCCAAGGACAGGACAGCTCGTTAAGGCGTCCGAATTGGAAAGACCGCCAGGACTCGATTATGACCCAACGCGCTACGCCACGAATTATTTTAAGTCGTTCATTAAGCGTAAAGCACGATGGCAGATGGGCGGTCAGCACGGAATTTCCGTATCGCCTAAACAAATAGACAGTATTATCGATGCGGTAAAGCCGGATTATACGCCTAGTGAAGCGCAAAAAAGCGAAAATGACCGAGCGGAAAACTATGAACGATTGTTGTATCAGATTTGGCGCGAAAATAAAATGCGTGAAAAGTTACTACAAGCTGCTCGTGACCGTTTAATCGCCGGTAGAGTTGGCTGTAAAATCATGTTCAATCCGAATACTGGAAAAATAAAGTGGGTGTTTCGCCCCGATACGGAAATTATTCCTGTTTATTCCGATGATGATTTCGAAGAATTAATCGCAGTACACTTCGTCACGTTTAAGACGATTAAGGATATCGAAGTAATTCAAAAACAAACGTTCAGTCTTGAAAATGGTGCCTGTTATCTCGAAGAAGGTATATATACGACCGATTTGACATTGCAGAAAACAATTACGAAAAAGCAATCGATGGAACTTGATTTCATTCCGGTCGTTTTGTTTCCGGTATCTGATTTAAGCGGAGAAGTAGCGGATAGCACGGAAATCGATGATATGAAAGAGCAAACGGACGTACTTAACAAAATGAACGAAGACGCAATAGATTCGCTTAAATTCGAAATGTTTTCTATGACGGCGTTCTTAAATGTTCCGGAGGGTACAATCGATAAAGTTCGTATTGAGCCGGGTGGAGCAGTCGAAGCAAAAGGATCGATAGAAGGTGCTACACCGGATATCAAGAAAATCGAAGGCGGATTTCGTTGGAAAGAAGCGTTTAAGGATCAATATTCACGCGTTAAGTCAGCTTTGCATGAGATAACATCACTTCCGCAAATTGTTCCGCAAGAGTTAAACTTCGGGGGATTAAACGCGGATGCACTGCATGTTTTATTTCAAGAGATTATTCAAGAAACGGAAGAACACTGGTTGTCTTGGGGCCCTCGATTGGAAGAATTGCACGAAAAGACTATTCGATATTTGCAGGCTCGTGCTGATCGTTCGAAATTCGGTTACGACCGTGGAGTCGTTAAATCTATCGGAACGGACTATGAGAACGAAATTAAATTCGTACTGCCGTTACCGGACAATCGAAAAGAACTTGTCGAGTTACTAACTTTAGAAACTAGCGCAGGATTCGAGTCAATCGCGGGCGCAATGAATCGCCTAGGTGTTGAGAATGTAAACGCCAAGAAACAAGAAGTAAATAACGAATCTGTACAGCGAAGAATTTCAGAAGACCCGTATAGTGAAGTAAATTCGACCGGTGACGATACGTCGATATAAACTGACGTCAAATTCTCGTCCGAGAGACGTTAAGCGGAGGTTATTATGAAACAACCAATTAAGTTATTAAAACTAAATTTACAACACTTTTCCGAAGATATAGTCGACGATCAGCCTGCGGAGGCGCAAAAACCCGATACAAACGAAGTCGACAACAAAATTCCTTACGATCGCTTTAAGCAGAAGGTCGATGAAGCTAACGAATTAAAACGTAAGTTAGCCGAATTAGAAACAGCAAAACAAGAAGCAGAACGTAGGAAGTTAGAAGAGCAAAATGAGTTCAAGTCTCTATATGAGACTACGAAACAAGAACTCGAACAAATCCGCAAAGAGGCGGAGCAAAGTAAGATCGAATCCCTCAAAACTAATTTGCTCGTTAATGCCGGCTACACTGGCGAGCAATTAGAACGCGTACGCAAATATATTGTTGGCGCCGACGAAGATACAATAAAAGCATCACTCGAAGAATTAAAGCAAGACATTCCGCCGAAATTAGGTGGCGTTGACCCTAGCGTTAGTAATCCGCAAAGGCAACAACCACCAGCGAAAGACCCGGCGGAAGAAGGACGTTCACTTTACGAACGATTAAAAGCGGCGGGAAAAATTCGCCGATAAAACAATACTAGGAGGAAACCCGAAATGGCATACAACTTACAAACTTCTCAAACGTCATTCAAAGGCGGAAAAAACATTCTAGCTTCCGAACATTTTCAATTCGTTGAGGCTGGCGTAACACTTAAAGCGGGGCAAGGTGCTCTTGCAGTAGGTCAGGCAATCGCTCGCGAAACATCTACAGGTAAATGGGTAAAATTCGCAGATGCAGACGTTGCTAATTACGATGATTTTGGCATTCTTAATGTCGACGCAGACGCAACAACTTACGACGCAATTGTCGGTGAAGTTCTTGTTCGAGGTTCTGTTTATGACGCTAAATTAGTTGGGGCGACTGACGCATTTAAAGCAGAGGTACCTAATATCCGTTTTGTAAAACATATTTAATTAACAAATAAAACTACTCAATATTAGGAGGAAATAATAATGGCAGGTATTACACACTTAAAAGAATTTCAAAAACCATCACTTCGCGGACTTGTTGACGCATCCGTTCGGGACGCAGTTCCAACGTTAGGAGATCGTTTCTTACCGAATGCTAATACGTACTCAAATACTTTCTCATACGACATTATCAAAACGAATAAATATATTGGCGCAATGATTGGTTACGGTTCAGAGCCACCAGTGGTTGACCGTGACGCAGTTGCTTCTAAAATGGGCGAAATCGCGAAAATGGGTTTAAAATATATCGCTACGGAAGAGGAATTACTTGCGTTACATCAAGCGCGTAATGATGGCGAGCATGCCGCAATGGTTGATAAGTTAACGCTTAAAGGTGTTGACCTTGTTAACGCAATCCAACGACGTATCGACGTTATTAAAATGGAAGCATTAACGAAAGGGAATTTCGCTTATAACAAAAACGGTGTAAAGGTTTCCGTTGATTTCGGTGTACCAGCCGAGCATAAAGTTGCATTGACAGCGGGCGCAGATTGGAACGAAACAGATCGCGATGTAATTGCAGACTTACTTGGATTCGTAGCCACTTACGAAGCAACTAATGGTCAATCGCCGTCTGTTATTTTAATGAGTCGCGAAGCGCAAGCGAAATTGTTAACGAATAAGATTATCGTTACAGAAGCAGGTCGTCCGGTCGGTTCTACTCGAGTAAGCCAAGCGGAACTAAACGAAGTTTTAGGTGGATTTGGCTTACCTCCAATTCAAGTTGTTACTGATCGCAAAGTTACGGTAAAAGATATTTACACAGGAAACGACGAAGTTATCAAATTTATGCCTGCTAACAGAATCGTAATGCTGTCCGAAGGTATTGGCGAATTTTTACTAGGTCCAACCGTAGAGAACGATTTCCAACCAGGTATCGTGCTTGAAGCGAAGGACAAAGATGAGCCAATTCAATCAATTTTACGTGCGGTTGCTGCCGGGTTCCCAGCGCTGGAAAAACCGTCCTTAATCTTCCACGCAGACGTATATACTGCGTAATGGTAAAAGTGAAAGTACTGAACGCGGTAGTGGATGGGAGCACTACCGGTTCTATTATCGAAATTGACGAACAATCAGCGAAACACCTCGCATCTATAAAGTACGTCGAAATTCTTCCGCAAGAAAAAGATCCGGAGGAAGAACCGAAAAAGCCAGCGACAAGAAGACGCAAAAAACCGGAATAGGAGGACGTAATCATGGCGAATTTAACCGAGCTTTCAGAACGTTTATTCAAACGTTTCAAAGGCGTACCTAATATAACAATTACCGACGCGACTGATTGGACGGAAGAGGCGTTATTGGAGCACGGCTATAAAACGTCGGATAACATTCCCTCCGAAAAGGACTCGTTAATTTTACTTTATGCACAAGCGGAAGGCGCTGGACAAATCGCTTTAGCAACTGCGCACTACTTCTCATATCGTGACGGCGAAGAACAAGTCGATAAAACTAAGATATCGGAACAGTATCGCAAATTAGCGTCGGACTTACGTTCGCAATATGAGCAGAAAAAGGCAGTTACAGGCGGTTCAAATTTCCGCCATTTAAAGCGAGTTGATCGTTTATGACGAACCAAGAAAAACTCGACAAGTTGCTCGAAAGTCTTTCCGATAAATATATTAAACTTAACGCCAAGCAGCAACGCTTTGCAGTTGCGGAAATTAATCGCGTACGGGCCGAGTTAGTCGAAAAATTAGCGGAATATGCAGATAGCGACGGAATAATTAAACGACAGCGTTTAAACGCATTATTACGCGAATTAGAAACGATTGAAAAAGCGGTCCGCAAGAACGGCATGAACGCGCTGGAATCGATCATTAAGGAATCGGCGTCGGCTTTAACGGACGGCATCGCTGCTTCGATTATTGCCGACGGAATTTCTTTCGATAAAGTAAACGCAAATGTATTTCGCTATGTAGTCAATCGCTTCGGGGAGGATGGTCTTGTTCTTTCCGATCGCGTTTGGCAGTTAGCGGGCGACCAACGCGAGGAACTATCGAAAACCATTCGCTCGGGCGTCATTCGCGGCGAGGCTGTTACAACGATGATTGCGGCGGTTAGAAAAGTTTACGAAAACGAAACGTGGAAAATTAAGCGATTGGTTGTGACGGAAGGCAATACGGCATTTCGTACCGCAGCGGCATATTCGGCGCAACAAAGCAAAGTAGTCAAGGCGATGCGAGTACACCACGGTAAAGCAGACCGACCTAATCACCGTTGTACGATTCTCGAAAAGGCAGATTCTTACGGAATGGGACCCGGAATATATCCCGCAACGGCAAGCGAAATTTACATGATGCATCCGAATTGTACCGGATTCTTAACGTACGTACTAGACGAAAGGTGGTTATAAGATGCTAACGGATGCTGATATCGAATTTATGAAGCAAAACCGAGAGGAAATAACCGCCAAACGTACGCATGATATAACCGTTTATTATGCCGGTGAAGTTTCATACGATCCAATCACAAACGAGCCAATTGGCGAAGTGCCCGGCGAACGAATTGTGCCGTCAGTTGTGACGGAAATATCTTCGACTGCTTCGGCGAATAGTGAACGTGGAATGGTTAACGGAATAATAATCGAAACAGGCGATATTTGGTTTTCGGTTAACATCGATTTAATCGAAGACATTGCCAGCAAGATTACTTCCGTAAAATATGACGAAGTTGACTACGAAGTCCTTGCGAAAGATAAAAAAGGGATCGGCAAGCGGAATCGAATCGAGTTTTTAGGGAGGAAGCGCGTATGAGTATTCGTATCATAGGATTAAACCGGATATTATCTTCGCTTGAAACCGACGAATTAGTTCGTAATGTCGCCAATACAACGGAAGCATATACGCGTAAAGCTGCGAATGAGGCGGCGGAAATGGCGCCAGTCAAAGATGGTATATTGCGGAACTCCATTACAGCTAGTCCGGAACAAATTGACGAAACACATTGGCAGTATGGGTCGAACGTACCTTATGCGCGAAAACAAGAATACGAGAATAAAACGCATAAAGCATTTATTCGTAAATCCGTATGGAACAACGAAGAACCGTATTTTCAAAAAATTAAAGGTTATGTTCGCGACTTAGGAGGATGATATCGTGCAGTTAGAATTGCAACATTCCATTCGTACATGGCTCGCGAATAAAACCGGCATGAATTGCGTATGGGTATTCGATGGGGTTGAGTTGCCGAAGACTAAGCCGTTTCTTACGATCGAGCAATTGCAGAATAATATAACGCAAATTGCGAAGTTGCGCGAAACGATGGCGACAACATATCGATTCCAAGTAGGTTTATTTGCGAGTAGTTCGAGTGAGCGTGCGAAATTACAAGAAACCGTAAAAGAGATATTTTTATTCGACGAGATACCGTTAGTCACTGCGACAGTTCCATCGCAAACTATCGGTTCTTTTTATGTGGACGTAGCAACTGAAACGCCAATACAGGCGGATGACATTAGTAACACAACGAATTACCACCATATGTATTTCGATATATCGGTGGAATTGACGAAAAATAGGGGGAATCGATAATGCCAATCGAATATAGAGGCGACGAATTTATTTACGCAGTAACAATCCCAGCAGAAACAGGAACAGGGACATTAGTAAGACCGTTTAACCAAACTTCCGGATCAACGAACATTTCCGCAGACTCACTTGACTTAGATACGAAAGATAAGTCGGGTTCCGAGTACGGACGTATTACCGAAGAAGTATCGCTGGAAGGTATCGTATCCGAAGGCGATCCATTCATTGATTATATAAAGAAAGCTATACGTAATAAAGAATTCGTCAAAATTTACGAAATTAACACTCGCACGAAAGATGCGGAGTGGGGATTATATATGATTTCTTCATTTGAGCGCTCGTTTGGAAACGGCGATTATTCTACGTATTCTCTAAGCGGAACGTTAAATGGAAAAGTCACAGAGGAAACATTGACAGAGGTTCCCGAAGGCGCGCAATAAGCGCCTTTTTTACTTACTAAAATAACCGAAAAGGATGATCATATATGGCACGTTTTGAAATAGAAGGAAAAGAATACGAATTGAAATTAACATTTGCGTCCGTTAAGCACTTAGGAACTCTTTACGAAGGTGGCGCGTTGGCGCTAATCGGTAAATCTATCTCCGGAGATTTAGACACGTTTGCATATATCGTACACGCCGCATTATTCCACACGAACGAAAATATATCGCTTAAAAAAGTTAATGATGCAATTGAAAAGTTATTCGATGAAGAAAAACTCGACATGGATGCGATACTTAAAATTTCCAATGAAGTGGTAATCGAAAGTTTTTTCTTCAAGAAGACGGTAAACAAGATGATGGCGAAAGACCCGAAAGCGTTCGAGATGCTGAAAGATCTTTTAGCGTAGATAACGCAATAAAAGACGGCTGGCGCTACTTAAGGTTAACGCCCGATAAGATATACGCGTTAACGCCGAAAGAGTTTGTGTTGTTATTTGAAGCGCAAAACGAACGTCGTTACGACGAATATGAACGCCAATCGCATTACGCAATCATGAACGTAAAAGCGCAGAATTCGAAAAAATCGATCAAGGCAAGCGACTTATTCAAACGACCGGCAGACGAAAAGGCAGAAGCGGAACTCCAAGTCGGTGTAGAAAAAGCGAAACATGCTTCGGAATGGTTATCCCAATTCGAACAGTTTAGCGGAAAGGAGGAAGCGAATGGCAGACCATAGTATTGTCGTAGAACTAGGCGCCAATATATCGAACTTAACGAGTAATCTACAATCCGCAAGTAATAGACTCACAGACTTCGGAAGTCGAGCGCAGCAATTGGGAGCAGATATCGCAAAAGGATTCGGAGCGGTAGGGCTAAGTATCGGTGCCGGATTAGGTTACGCAGTTAAGCAGTCGGCGGATTTCGATTCTGCGATGCGTAAAGCCGGCGCAATTGCCGGAGCTAATACGAAGGAATTTGACGCCATGAAACAATCGGCGATTGAACTTGGCGCCAACACATCGAAAAGTGCGAGCGAAGTGGCGGTCGCAATGACAGAACTTGCCGCCAAAGGGTTTGACGCTAATCAAGTAATCGCCGCAATGCCGGGCGTAATATCCGCCGCGGAGGCATCCGGTGAAGACCTTGCGATGACGTCCGACACTGTATCCTCGGCGTTAAATATATGGGGATTAGAAGCGAGCGAGGCCGGTCGAGTTGCGGACGTGTTGGCAGAGTCGGCGAACTCAACGGCAGCAGGAATCGAAGATATGCAATATGCGTTTAAATATGCGGGTTCGCCAGCAGCAGCGTTAGGCGTTTCGATGGAAGAACTTGCGGGCGCAGTCGGATTAATGACGAATGCTGGGTTAAAAGGGGAGAACGCAGGGACAGCGCTTCGTGCGTCGCTATTAGCGTTATTGAATCCGTCGGAGAAAAACTCGAAGATGATGGAATCGATGGGTATTGCGATAACAGATGCGAAAGGTAACTTCGTAGGGCTATCGGGATTAGTCGATAACATATCGAAGTCGATGGAAGGTATGACGGATACACAGAAAGCGGCTAATCTCGCTTCGCTAGTCGGAACCGAAGCGGTATCCGGCTTTTTAGCGTTGATGGAAGCGGGACCGGATAAGATAGACGAAATGACAGCATCGCTAGAAGGTAGCGAAGGAGCATCGAAAAAAGCAGCGGATCAGATGAAAGCGGGAATAGGTGGCGCATTAGAGGAACTGAACGGCGCTATCGATTCGTTAGTTATTACGATAGGTGACCAATTGGCGCCGGCAGTTCAAACGGTCGCGGAATGGCTTTCGAAATTATTGAATTGGTTTACTAATCTACCGGAGGGCATGAAACAATTTCTCGTAATTACGACTGCAGTAATTGGCGGAATAACATTATTAGCAGCCGGGTTAGGCGTATTATTAGGATTCGTCGGGTTAGTATCGAGCGGTGTTGGTTCATTAGCGATTCTTTTCGGAACAACATCGACTGTTATTTTAACGACCATCGGAACTATATTCGGAGTAGTCACTGCAATTATTGCGGTTACAATAGCGATAATTTCGGCGTATAAAAACGTCGAGGGGTTCCGTAACGTAGTCGACTCATCTTGGGCGTGGATTTTAAATGCAACGAAAAAACTCGGTCCGGGAATTCAAGCAGTCTTCGGAGCCACGGTCGATTGGATCGTGCGAAAATTCGGAGAGTTAAAAGGATTAGCGGTAATTATTGGCGGATTTATTGCGCAAGTAACTAGCGTAGTAGGGGAAAAATTTGCCGATATAGGTTCCGCAATTGGTGGAGCGGCTTCGGGAATATTCGGTAGTTTTGTCGCAAAGGCATCGGAATTTCTTTCGGCGGTTAAGGCGTTATTTACCGGCGATGCAGAAGCGCTTGTGCCGATTATAACAACACTTGCACCAACTATTATCGGGTTATTAATCGGAGGTATACCGGGAATATTGATTTCAGCTTCGCGTTTTTTACCGGCAATAGCTGACGGAATAGCGTCCGGAACGCCGAGTGTCGTCAAAGTTATCAATAACGTGGTTAGCGTAATTACAGATTTCTTGCAAAATAGTTTGCCTAATTTAATTCAGATAGGACTAGAAATTGTACTAAATTTAATAAACGGAATTCTAGCGAGTTTACCAACGCTAATTAACGTTGCTGTCACGATTATTAATACTCTTATTGAAACTTTAGCGACATTAATTCCACAGTTACTAACGATGGGAATTCAATTACTGATGACATTATTAGAGGGTATCGTCTCTGCTATCCCTTTAATCATTGAAGCGGTTATCTTAGTAATCGATTCGTTGACTAATACTATCCTATCTAATTTGCCAACTATTTTAGGTACAGGAATTAGTATTTTAACTGCTTTGATTGAAGGAATATCCACTGCGCTACCTATGCTTCTCGGCGCTGCTGTGCTTCTAATTACGGAAATAGCAACGGGATTAATTCAAAGTCTTCCAAAGATAATTGAAGCCGGAATGGAAATTTTAATGGCTCTAATTAGTGGTGTTATACAAATATTACCACAGTTAATAACTACGGCACTTACGTTAATCATTACGATAGCAAGCACTTTAATTGCTAACCTACCGAAAATTATTTCTTCGGGTATTAAGATTCTCATGGCTTTAATTGAAGGTATCATAAGTATATTACCTCAACTAATAACAACAGCACTAAAGTTGATTGTACAAATCGCTACTATTCTAATACAAAACTTACCTATGATACTATCGGCCGGTAAGGATATACTTCTCGAATTGATTAAAGGGATTATTAGTATTGTGGGATCCTTGTCTTCAGCGATTTTTACCGAAGTAATTCCAGCGATTGTAGATGAAATTAAAAATATAGATATGTTATCAATAGGTAAAGACATAATAAACGGTCTTTTAGAAGGGATAACATCGATGACTGGCGCTCTTAGAGAAAAAGTTGCAGGATTAGCGAAGTTAATTCCGGAGGGAGTTAAGAAGTTACTCGGAATTCACTCACCGAGCCGTGAAGCGATTTGGCTAATGGAAATGTTCGGTCAAGGTATGGTAAAAGGTCTCGACAATTCCATGCGAAGTGTTAAGGTAATGGCGCATAAACTAGTCGACGCAGCAACGCCTTCGATCGATATGTCTTACAACACACCAAACGTTACATCTGCGGGTGTGTTAGGCGTTAATCACTCATTCGATGATGATACGCAAGCAACAAACGCAATGTCACGCGTAGAGCAATTACTCGAACAATTACTGCAAAAAGATCAATCGTTAGTAATCAACGGAAGAGAATTCGCTGTGGCAACTTACAATGAATACGACAATTATGGCGGCAACAAAAGAAAATTAGCGGAAAGGTGGGGCTAGTAGTGGTGGAATTTATCGAAGGTTTTACTTTTGCCGGGCGGTCAACGATGAAAAATAAACTCCGGTTAGTAGGGCGTGACGCTCCCAGTCCCGCCGAAAAAACGATTATCGAAAATTTACCGTTCGTTCAAGGTGTATATGATTTTTCCGCCATTTTGGGCGAGCGGGTTTTCGAGAATCGCACGATTACGTATCAGTTCTTGTTGCTTGACTCGGCGTATGGCACGCGTAAACTTGCGGAAATATCGTTGAAAAAATGGCTTGTAACCCCGCAAATACAACGCTTGTACGATACGCATGATTACGGTTATTACTGGCTCGGCAAATTTTCGCAAGTATCAGTCGAGGACAGTCAACGGGATGGTACGTTAATCGTAACGGCTGAATTCGATTGTTATCCGTTTATGATTGGTGAATTAGCGGAAGGAAATGACATATGGGACGAATTCAATTTCGAATTTGATGTCGCGCAAGATATCGAATATGTGATCAGCGGTACTAAAACGATTAAACTATTAAATGTCGGTTCAAACGGATTGTCGCCGAAAATAACTTCGACTGCTGCGATGACTATTACGAAAGACGGTCAGAAATTTAACGTGCCCGTCGGCGAATCAAAAAGCGACTTATTGCGATTAGAGATAGGCGAAAATATCCTAACGATTACCGGAAACGGCATAATTAAATTCGAATTCTACAAGGAGGTAATGGCGTAATGTATCTCGTGCAAATTTTCGACGGTCCGACCGACACGTCGGGCATTACGATTCATTCTCCGTATGTAGGTGGAGCGAAGTTGTTATCGCCGCAAGTAACGTTGAAATTGACCGGAATTGATGAATTTACGTTTCAACTAGCGCCTAATAATCCTGGATACCGACGCATCAAACAAATGACGACGCTCGTACGCGTGACGAATACGAAAACGGGCAAACGAATATTTGATGGGCGTATTTTGCAAGCGGGTTATCGAATGGACGAAAATGGAAAATTCGTTGACGAGTATACATGCGAATCAAAATTAGCGTATTTGCAAGATTCGTTACAACGATTTGATGAAATCCACAATACTAGCGTACGTGACTTCTTTGCGTTATTAATTAACCGGCACAATCAAATGGTCGAACCTCATAAACGATTTAAAGTCGGCGATGTTACCGTAACAAACACGACCGACAATGTTTATCGCTACATTGATTACGAAAAAACATATCCGACGATTAAAGATAAGCTGCTCGATAGATTGGGCGGCTTTTTAGTTATGCGCGAAGAATCAGACGGTACGTATCTCGATTACCTTGCGAAAGTCGGATCGGTCAGTGATACGACAATTAGTATCCGCCGTAACTTGAAAAGCATATCGCGCGGCATTGACCCGACGGATGTTGTTACGCGATTAATCCCACTGGGCGCACGCTTAGAGTCCGATAAACAATCCAGCGCCAGTACAGCGCGTGTCGATATCAAAAGCGTAAATGGCGGTGTTGACTACCTCGATGATATATCGCTCCAAGCGGAATTCGGAATCGTGCATAAAGAAGTCGTATGGGATGACGTTACGCAACCGCAAAACTTACTCGCAAAAGGACGAGAATTTTTATCGAATCAGAAAGCGGCAATTGAAACGTTCGATATAAGCGCGATCGATTTATCATTACTCGGATTAGATGTCGCTGAATTCTCCGTTGGCAATTGGTACTATATCGACAACCCGTACATCGTTGCGAAAGAATCGTTGCAAATAATCGAGAAGGTAATCGATTTGGCTAATTCGCAGCAATCGCGGCTAACTTTCGGCGAAAAAGCGCGAACCTTAACGCAATACCTTCAAGGCGTAACAAAACTCACGAGCCGATTCGAAAATGTTCGGTCGCAAGTAGAATCGCAAACTATTAAAATCGGCACGATTAGCGCTGAATTAGCGGAGGCAAAAGCGGAACTAGAAGCGACGCAACAAAGTCTCGCGCAATTCGAAGGCGGCACAACGGAAGGTATGGCGCAGATTAATGCGGCGATTGGAAATATTAACGCAAGTATAACGGACTTGCAAACGATTATTGACGAAATCGAAAGCGTTGTGTCAGCGGAGGAAATTGCGCAAATGAAGTCGGATATTGAGGCGAATACGAACGGGTTGACGGCGGCGGACGCACAAATCGAAGACTTAGTGGCGCGAGTGACAGCGTTGGAAAATGCGGCGCAAAATAACGAAGGGGGAACAGTAGAATAATGGCAAATATACAAGGTTTTATCGATAAAATTAGAACGGCTATCTACGGGAAAGAGGTTCGCGGAAGTTTAGCGGATGGACTAGACGCGGTTAATAAAGAAACGGAAGCGACATCGAAAAAACAAGGCGATTTAGAAGCAACGTTTGATCAATTGATTATCAATGCTGGCGATTCAAATGCGGAGATTGTAGCGAGTAGACACGATAGTGTTAGTGGTGAAACTTATGACACACTACCTAAACGACTTGATGCTAATTCCGAACAATCAGCATATAATGCGGATAAAATCAAGGGTGTAACAGCTCCTATAAACTTGGATGGAGCTATTTTAGTTATCGTAGATGATGATGGTGGTATAGGATTTATAGAAAAATTAAAACCAGTATTAGATTCAAAAGGTGTTAAATGCGATATTGCAGTTATTACAGATAGAGTAGGTAATATTGTTGGAAATACACAGTATATGACATTGGATCAATTAAAGGAATTGAAGACACAAGGTTATGAGATAACTTCTCATACAAAAACGCATCGACAACCAAACGATTTAACTAAGTCAGAATTAGATGACGAATTTGGTGGTAGTTTAAATTATTTAATAGCTAATGGGTTGATTTTACCTAACGAAGATAAAATTTTAACCTACCCATATGGTCAAAATATGAGTTTGTTAGTTAAAGAGTACGCTAAAAAATATTATGATTACGCAATTGCAACGGATTATATAAATAATAAGAGTGTGTTGGATACTTATTCTATTAAACGTATTCAAGGAGATACAACATCTTTAACTGACCTTAAAAACACATTAGACTCCAATATTACTAACAAGACTCTAATGGTAATTCTTACACACTCTTACCAAGATATTCACGATCCAGTTAAAATAGGTGACTTAATCGATTACGCAAAATCTCTAAATGTGCCGATTTTAACTATGAGCGAAGCATGGAAGCTAAAGGGGAATTCTCTAAGTATTGGTGAATACGAAAATGACAAAAGCTTGTATGTTTCAAGATCAGGAGAAGCTAAAGCTTTAGGGATTGATCCTTTGAAAATATACGATACTCAACAAGATATGATGAATGCTCCTATAACCTCATTTAAAGTTGGGAAAATAACTATTGTTCCAATACATGCTACTTATGATTATTTGCTAAAGACAGGAGGGACTCTACAAGTTTACCGTTTTAATCCGAATGATGACTATTCATTTGCTACTTATACACCTTATAACTCAAACAAACTATATATGAGGAAATGGAATAGAAGATTAGATATTCCTGCTTGGGGAGAATGGGAACTTATTAATCGATCGCAAAAGTATATCGATTCTTCAACAACGATTGATATGAACCAAGATATTACCGCCTACGAAACTAACACCGAGACAATAATAGAATTATCAGTAGCGAATGATACCCTCCTAAAAAATGGAGGAGTAATGAAAGTTACAAGAATTAGCAACGATGATTACTCGTTTGCTGTATTTACTCCATTCAATCTAAATGAGATATATATGAGGAAGTGGAATAAAAGAGTGAGTCCTCAAACATGGGGGGACTGGGAGAAAATTGCTGGTAATATTAAATTCATATCTGATTCTAATTTTCAAGGGATGGATGCGCCTATTACTGCCTACTCTAATAATACTGAAACAACTATGGAAGTATCAATGGCGAATGATACGTTATTAAATACAGGGGGGTTATGAAGGTAATTAGAACATCAAATGATGATTATGCTTACGCTACTTTTACTCCGTATAATGAAAATAAACTATATATGAGGAAGTGGAATAAAAGAGTGAGTCCTCAAGCGTGGGGTGCTTGGGAAAAAATTTCTGTTATATAAAAGAAGATACCTTTTTATATAATTAATGAAGAGAAAACATAGTAACTAAAAGGGAGTTTTGTGCTCCCTTTTAAATAATTATTAGATTTTTTTTAAATAACAATATCACAGATTCAAAACCTTTGGTAAAATAGTAAATAATATACAGATAATAAAAGGGGATTGAATCAATTGAAAAAGTATAAAGTGTTATTTTATTCTCTACTTGGTATAAACGTTATTATTCTCTCATTTTCATTAATTATCGTTTATAAAAAAGGTGGCATTTCGTGGATAGAAGGGAAGTTGAAGACATCAGAGGTTGACCCAAAGCACACACAGAGAGAAACTTTATTTTCCTATCTTCCTATAAACAATGAAAGTATTGTATTTCTTGGGGATAGTTTGACACAACGAAATGAGTGGTCTGAATTATTTCGCAACGGTCATTTGATCAATAGAGGAATTGACGGCGATAAAACAAGTGATATCCTGAGTAGAGTTGACTCTATCGCAACTGCTAATCCTGAAAAAATTTTTATAATGACAGGTATTAATGATATCGATAAAGGCAGATCGAATAAAGAAATTATAAAAGACTATAAAAAAATTATCAACAGTATAAAACAAAAATCTGAAAGAACTCAAATAATAGTAGAAAGCGTTCTTCCAGTCTCTAAATCACACGGAATAAATAATACTAAAATAATTGAATTAAATAATGATATTAAAAAAATGACAGAAGAATTTAATATAACCTATATTGATCTACACTCTAAAATGGTTAATGAGGAAGGAAATTTAAAAGAAAACTTCACGGTTGACGGTGTTCATCTAACAGGAGACGGTTATATGGTGTGGAAAAATAGTATAGCCGGTTATATTAATTAAGGTATTAAGCAATTTAAAGTATAGAATATAATTATGTTATATAATAAGAGATACTATTGAAACAATTGACTTAAACGCCAGTCCCACACGGATATGGCGTTTTTCTTATGCCGTAAAAGAAAGGCGGTGTAGCATGGACGGAGTAAATATAACGGAATTTTTTATCACGCAGGGGCCATTCGCAGTGTTATTCGTATGGCTCCTTTTTTACGTAATGAAACGCAATACCGAGCGAGAAGCCCGCCTACATGATTTGCTCGAAAAATTTAGCGACAAGTATGACGTTGTAATCGATGAGCTTCGCGATATTAAAAGCCGACTAAGCGGCGGAAAGGACGAGGAATAATGGCGAAAGATAAAATCGTAGATATTTCGCATTGGCAAGGTAAAATCGATTGGGATAAATTCGCGAAGGAGGTTGCGCTAGTAATCATTCGCGTGCAAGACGGAAGTTCCGTAATCGACCGCGAATACAAAACGTATCTCGCCGAAGCAAAGAAACGAGGCATTCCGTTTGGCCACTACGCATTTTGCCGATTCGTTTCAGTTGCCGACGCGCGCAAAGAGGCGCAAGACTTCTACGCACGAGGCGATAAAGATGCGTTGTTTTGGGTCGCCGACGTCGAAGTAAAAACGATGGGCGATATGACAGCGGGAACGCAAGCATACGTAGATGAGTTACGCAAACTAGGCGCTAAGAAAGTCGGCGGCTATTTCGGACACCATACGTACAAAGCGTTGGGACTTGACAAAGTGGACGGCTTAGACTTTACGTGGATTCCGCGCTATAGCACGAAAAAGCCCGATTATCCTTGCGACTTATGGCAGTATACCGAAAGCGGAAAAGTTGGCGGCGTAAATGGTGGCGTCGACTTAAATAAGCTGAACGGCAATAAATCGCTCGAATGGTTTACCGGCAAAGCAGGCGTAGTTAAACCGCCAGTGACGAAAGTCGAAGCGGAAATCATTAAGAAGCCGTCGCCAGCACCGAAGCGCAAGAAAAACAGCGACGGCACATATACCGTTAAGTCGGGCGACACATTGGGCGAAATCGCAGCGGACTTCGGCGTTTCTATTGCGAATCTAGTTGCGTGGAACAATATCGCTAATCCGAACGTAATTGCTGCCGGTCAGAAATTACGATTCAGCGCGGCGAAGAAAGCGACACCAGCGAAAGCAAGCACCGACACGTATGTCGTTAAAGCGGGCGATGCGTTGAGTAAGATCGCTGCGAAATACGGAACGACTACTGCGGAATTGCAAAAGCTGAACGGGATTAAAAATGCGAATGTTATTTACGCAGGTCAAAAGTTAAAAGTGCCGGCAAAGAAATCGGCATCAAAGGCGGAATATCACACCGTAAAAGCTGGCGACGTTGTTTCGAAATTAGCGGTTAAGTTCGGGTCAACTTCTGCGCAAATAAAAGCGTGGAATAAACTCGATCGTGACTATACGATTTACGTAGGCCAAAAATTACGCGTGAAGTAACGCAAACAAACGAAGGAGGAAACGAAATGAAACGTTTTAAGAATTACGCATTATGGGTAGCGATTGCGGCAGTCGTAGGTATGGCGTTGGTGGACTTCGGATTTATTCCGGATACGACGGTATTTAATGGATATGTAGAGAAAATCCTTTACGTGTTAATTCTTGCGGGTGTAATTAATAACCCGACGAGCGGAACCGGATTTAAAGATACGGAATAAAACGATTGCAAGAGCGGTGAAACTTTTCGCTTGCTCTTGCGTACATACTATCATACGCGGTAAAATTAGGTAAAAACGAACGGAGTGGTTACGGTGGGGGAAACGAAAGTCATTAGCGGTGAAACGCAAATAATAGAAGTAGAACGCAAAAAAGGAAGCGCAATGGGATTCGTCGGACGCATGATCGGCTTTATCGTCGGAGGATTCGGCGTGCTTATTTCGTGCATATTATTCGTAACGATTATCGGCATATTGCCAGCGATTGGATTATTCGGAATGTCGCTCGGAATCATTTACGCAGCGTTGGGAAAGCAGAAAGTCGCATGTCCTCATTGCGGTAAGAAATCGCCAGTTATAAAAACAGCGGAAAATTTTACGTGCTCAAAATGTCGTCAACTAACCGTTATCGATTGGAAATAATAAAAATATCCGCCGGTACTTGCATTAATTCGCAGGTGCTCGCATATGCTTTAGCGTAAGTGCAACGCGATAAAGCGTCTATGGAGAATCTGCACAGCCGTCTATCTTTCGAGGTAGGCGGCGTTTTTTTTGTTTAATTTCGTTAGGACTTGCATATAGTACGTGAATTCACGTATATTTAAAGTAGGCGGTGGTTATCATCTACGTATCAACCGAAACTGACCGGTTATCAACTAGATATCAACCGCACTTTAACGCGAGGTGAAACGAAATGATAGTATCAGTAGACCCGGGAAATAGCGAAGTTAAAACGGTAAGTGCTCACGGAGTGGATCGATTTCCGTCTGCAATAGGCGAATATCGCGAGCGCAACATTAAGGAGAAGCACGGCAAGGACGACATTATCTACGAATATGAAGGACGTAAAGGATTCGCTGGCACACTAGCGCTTTATGAATCCGAATACGGCGGTGCAATCATGGGCGAAAGTAAAGCGCACTTAGACGCAAAGTTGCGCGTGTTAATTGCATTACATAGACTCGGCGCATCGAACGTATATAATCTCGTCGTAAATCAACCGATAAGCAAACACGACGATGCGGAAAAGGCAGCGATTAGGGCTATGTTAATCGGCGAGCACAAAATCGCGGTGAATAATATCGAGCGGACTTTTCGCATTAACGACGTAGTAATTGCGGCGGAAGGCGGAGCGGCTTTCTTAGCGGAACCTAGAGCGGGCATTGTGCGCGTGATTGATGTCGGCGGAGGCACGGTAAATTGCGCAACGTTTAATAACAAGCGATTCATCGACCGTGATTCCTTTACGTTGCCGTTCGGACTAAACACGGTTAAGAACGCAGACCCTAACGAATTAGTGCGCGGAGTTGTGACGCAGACTTCGAAGAAATGGAATCCTGGCGACTTAATTTACGTAGTAGGCGGAGCGGCGACAGTACTTACGCCAATATTCCAAGCGTATTATCCGAATGCTAGAAAAATAACGCCGATGTTTAAGAGCGAAAGGCTCGACGCGATTTTTGCAAATGCGGTAGGCTCATACGCAATAGGGAGCGCTGTATATGCCAAAACAAATTAAAAACCGCCCAGTCTCGTTTAATATTAACGACCCGTACCAACGCAAGTTATATGAACACACTTTACAATATTCGAACTACTCTGCGTATATAAAGTCGTTAATTCAACGCGACATGGAAGGCGGTCGTATAAGTAACGTGCAGCAAACGGATGATGTGGTGGACGGCGAAGTTAATATCGATATGCTGCACGGTCTTATTTAACGGTAAATCAGCCGAAAATCAACGTAAATAATCCAACTAATGCGCCAATGCCGGCGCCGATTAAGAAATTCATGCGACTCACTCCTTCGGCTAGTTATAACGATAGTATGTACGTTAAGTCGCGTACGTATTCATGGAGGCGAAGAAAAATGCGAAAGGTACAAACGGTCGGGACCATTGGCGAATTTATGCGACCAACGGACTCGGAAAAAAGCGAAGGCAACAACGTTTATAAAGTAATTGCGCTAGGCGGAAAACTATTCGCTGTTATGACGCCAAGACATGCGCTTGCTGCGACGGCAGACGCAACGTTTGGCAATATATGGTCGGCAATAATGAATACGGTCGATTGGATCGTGGTCGGCGTATTTATATTCGCTGGCGTGTCGTGGATGTTCGGACACCGCACGAAGGCACTCGAATTGCTAATCGGCGGGGCAGCCGGCTATATTCTCGCTAGGCATGCGATTGATATGCGTAATTTTCTTAAAGCGTTATAAATACGAAGGAGGCGGACGAAATGGGATGGTTCGGAGATTTTAGCGTAAAGGTTGTATTAAAACCGATTGGCAAGGCGTTAGCGGAAGGAGCAAATCATTTAACGGAACTCCTGACGGCAACTATGCCGGAAATAGGTGCGGGCGTTATGTTAATTTGCGGTGTCATGATTATGATAACGGGCGACGTGCCGAAATGGCTTGGGCGTATGGCTGTCGGCGTGGGTGGTGCGATTATATGGCTACTCAACGCATGAGCTTGCGCGAGTTCTTCGCATATCAACGCAACGAAATGATAACGTATCGGATCACGCCGCACAGTAATGTTACGAATAATCAAAACGCAAAGATGTGGCGAGTGTTGCATAAAATGTACGAAATATATGATCGTATGCCAACGCGCTTAACACGCGAAGGGTTTCGATTTACGTTGCGTGAGAAAGATACGATATGGGTTGACGTAGTGTTTCGGCAGGTTGCCGGAGTGAAGTCGGTCGAGTATTACGTCAGTACGTCACAAATTTGGGCGAAGAAGTTTCGCGAGATACTCGAAAATTTCATGCACGTAACGGTCGAAGTTGCGGACAAATCAGCGCTTGTTGTGCCGGCAGAAAACGAAATATCGCTGAATGAACTGCGACTTGCACGCCATGATATATTCGCATTACAAACGAATGCTGCCGAACAAACTTCGCCGGTCGCTTCGATTTTAACCGCGCTCGATGATATTGCGGAAGACGGCGATTACGCAAGGCTGTCCGTTTGTGCCGAAACATTAGGCCGTCGTAAGTGGTCACAGAACGCCTCATATGCGCATGAAAAGTTAACGAAGGGCAAAGTACCACAACGTGCTAAACTAACGGCAGACAAGGTGTATAAGACGCTAGGAAAGGCGCTCGCTACGTTCTTAAACGAAATATACGATATTATAAACGACACTCTACACGCAATCAGTAACGTGTTCTTTAAAAGTGCTGGCGGCTTCGAAAAGCGTAAGGCAATCGATAAGCCCGAGGCATTAATCGAAGAAATCCAGGCGAATAAATTAAGCGCCAAGTCTGCCGACAAAATAAACCAAGCGGTTTGGAAATCGCACGTTCGCGTTGTTGCTAGCACGAAAGAAATTCTACGCTGTCAGCTCGTAGCGAATACGATAAGTAGCTCGTTTGGGGAATTAGCGGGCAATAACGAATTGGTGCCGTTTAAGGTTCGCATGAAAGCGCGTAAGCAAGAAATACTCGACGAATTAAATACGCTGCATCTTTCCGTGCGAACAAGAGCCGGCGGGGACGTTTCGTTGCTATCATGCGATGAACTGGCGAAAGTAGCGCTACAATTGCCGACCGCAATCGTGCAGCAACGCTACGAAGAAGAACTCGCAACTAACCGCCGAGTAGAAACGGACCTGCCGAAAGTGATGCTACATAAACCAGCGCAAAAATATGTCGAAATAGAAGGAATCAGCATTAGTATAGGCGAATGTAACATAACGCGAAAAGGCGCTGATTTGCCTGTAAACCGCCGTAAAACAAACGGCATACTCGTCGGGCATAGCGAAGTGCGGGGCATCCAGTATCCGATTGGATTGCCGACGAACAACCTCGACGAAACATTCCGCAGTTACGGGTTAGTCGGAGCGCCACGAATGGGTAAAGATACATTAGCGAAAAATATCGTCATTGAAGGCGCATTACAGCACGGAATAGCTTCGTTTGTTATCGACGCAATAATGGAAGACGGCGAGCGTGGCTTTGCGGACGGAGTGCGAGATTCGTTGCCACCCGATCGCATAATAGATATCGATTTGTCTGACGCAGAATATCCCGTGCCAATGGACCTTACGGAAATAGTCGAGCAGCTTGGCGCAAATGGTGCGAATCGTTTTGCGCAGGAATTAATCGACTTCTTCGGCGACATGGAATCGATGGGCCAATCGCGTGCAATCTTGCGTGAATTTGCGAAGGCAAGTGGCGGCTCATTATTCGCGATTAAACGTTTGCTCGAAGACGAGGGATATCGCGCAGAAAAGGCGAGGGAACTACGGCAGCAAGGCAACGTAAGGACTGCGGACTTCATCGAGAAATATACGTCAGAATGGGGCGTAGATGCGAAGGGCCATCCGAAGTTAATACGCGACGGTCAAAAGGCGCTCGACGGCAAAGCAAGCGCGATACTTAACCGGCTTGACGAAATGCTTGGCGACGATGTGTTGTTCCGTATTTTTGCGCAACCAGCATCGTCGGACATTGATTTCGCAAAGTGGATTCGCGAGGGCAAGGTCGTTATATTACGCGTGCCGAATCGTAAGCTAGGCGCATTGTCGGCGAAAACGTTGATTCATTGGATAACGCTAAAAATATTCATGACGAAGCTATTAATGGATCCGAACGACGGCGGCGCATTCATCGTATTTAACGAACCGCATCAATTCTTAACGCCGGGGCTTAAAGCGCTAATGCAACGTATCGTGCTCGAAGGACCGAAGTGGCGACTCGCTGGTATATTCGCATTTCACCATTTCGATTTATTGCGGTACGGCTTAGACGACGATTTAATCAGCGGTGGGATTAACTGGTTCTTGTTCGCAAATGACAATCGTAAAGTATTCGAACGGCTGGAAGCGCAATTAAGACCGACATTCGACGTTGACTTAGCGTTGCGGACCGAAGCGTACGATGCGATTGTGTTGGCGCGGTTTGGAGGGCGTAGGCAAAATGCATTCTTAATGCGTGCGTTACCGCCGGCAAGTCAGCGCGTGCAGCAATACGATAATTCTTTCTTAACGAAGCGTCATTCGCGCATGTATGGGCGCCATTGGCAAACGGTTGAGCAACTATTAGCAAGCGGGGAGGTGTGACGATGACTTGGTCGGAATTCATTGCGATATTAGAAGAACGTGGGCTCACGCCGGAAGACGTGGCGCAGATGATTTATTATTACGAAGTGAATCACGGACGGCTTGACTACGAACTTACGTTCGGTTATAATGACGAAAAAGCCTTCGGAGGTGTTAGGCGTGATTAA